TAATCAGTTTCTTTAGCCGTGCTGTGTCAACGCTGGTGCGGCTGCTGGTGCGGCTGCTGGATAGGGGGCTGATTAAGTTGAGTGTAGGGGGCTGGATATTTTATTGAGTCAATTTATGTCAAGGTAGGGGGGGGGTTGAAAAGGTGAGTTTTTGTGTTGGTAGGGCGGAGTTACTCAAATACTCGCACGGGACTTTTCCAGCATCTGTAAAAACCTGACATATTTCCTAAAGACACGGAGTCTTACACGGAGTCTTACCCAGCACTGACACAGCACTGACACGGAGTCTTACACGGAGTCTTACACGGAGTCTTACACGGAGTCTTACCCAGCACTTCAGCAGTAGCCTACCCAGCACTGACACAGCCCCCTATCCAGCACTTTAGCAGTAGCCTACCCAGCCCCGACACGGAGTCTTACCCAGCACTTCAGCAGTAGCCTATCCAGATTTGGAGCGGTTCTGTTTCTTCATCTCTTTCAGTTTTTCTTTCTCAATCTCATTATCAATAAACCTACTAAACACTACAAAAGCTCTTGTTTGGTCATACAATCCACCATCACAAGGTAACAACCCTTTATCATACATTGAATAAGCCTCATATGCAATCTCTATTATATCTTTATCAATCAAATTAATAGGACACTCACGCAGTATTCTTTTCCCTATCCTAACAGTAAAATCTTCTTGATACCCTTTACTACCTTTCTTATTATTACCTAACAAAGCACAGTTGCGGTACTTATCAAGCCCCTTAGATTTACACACTTCACAATCCCATGTGTCAGAGCCTTGAGTGAATTTTGACAGTTCATAACTATCTAAGAGAGCTTGATAAGTGTCTTCAAAAACTTCTGACTCTTCTATAATTTTGACTGCTATTTTTTCTATTAAATTGTATGGTAACTCTTCTAAAGGAACTGTTTCAGTTAATGTTTCAATCTCTACTTCAGCCTCTTGTAAAGTTTTGTAATGTCCTAACTTTGTCATCTGTTGTTTAGGAAACTGATTGAGGTACTCTAATTGGTTGTAAGACAAAATCTTATACTCTATATATAGAATTGTTTCAGCATCTGATTCAGCACTGTTAAGGTTCTGGTTCATAATTGTTTCAATATCTGATTCAACACTGTTAAAGCTCCGTGACGTATCCGATTCATTATCTATTCCAGCATCTGATTCAGCACTGTTAAAGCTCCGTGACGTATCCGATTCAGTTCTGCTTAAGTTAAGAGTAAAGTGCCTCTTAACTCTATTAATAAATATACTATCTTTCACTTTTATCCTCTTATTTATTTAAAATACCAATCGCTAACAAACCTAAAAATCACGACAACACGAGCAAGAAAAGAAGCTAATAAAGGATAGGAATGAAAAAGTTTAGTGCAGAATTTGTTATTGATTTTTCTCAAAGAGGTTTATCTAAGATTGAGAAAGAAGTCTTTAAAGTTACTCAAGACTTGATGAAAATGTTTAAAAATGTTAAGTTGAGTGATACACCTTTTCAAAACATTATTAAAAAAATGGAAGCAGAGGCTATTACTCTACAAAGAAAAATACAAAGCACTCAAAATAAGCTAAACCAACATATAGCAGATAGCTTTGCAAACAACCAACCTGTTAATCCATCAGTTCTGAACAAGGCTTTAGCAGACCTGTCTAAGTTTAATATGCAATACCAAACTATTAAGAATAGAATGGAAGCTATTAACAGCAACATTACAAGAGGCTTTACAGGTAAAACAGGTGAACTTAAAAAGAAAGTGTTAGAGCTTAAAAATACAGGTTATATAACGGAAGAAGAGTTTAAAAAGCTTTCTAAAGAGATTGATAAAGCTATTGCTAAAATTGATAATCCAAAAGCTGTTAAAGCTTTAGATGCTATTAACACTAAACTAGAGAAGACTCAAAAGCTTATTAATAGAATTAAAAAGATTGATTTAGGAGCTGATGCAGGCTTATTAATGAATGGAGTTAAACAAAGAGTTACTAAAGACTTATTTGAGAAAGCTAAAGGAGCTAAAACAGGACTTGATAAAATTAAACTAGAAGTAGATGTTTCAAATGCTGAAAAAGCTTTTAGAAAGTTAAAACAAATTCAAGATGTAGTAAAAAATTTTAAAACAACACAAGCTAAAAGAGAAGTTTTTGGTTTATTAGAGGAGTTTAGTAAGCTAAATGAAACAGACCCTAAAAAGCTCCTTAAAAAAACTGAAGAATTAGCACATCAAATTAAGAAAATGAAAGTAGAATTAGATGACTTCCTACAAAAGAATAAAAAAGTGTTTAACTCATTATACAAAAACATAAGAGCTTTAAGAGAACAAAAAAAGAGGCTGTTACAAAGTGGGTTTAGTCCTGATGACAAAGCTATTAAATCTTTAGATAAGTCTATTGATAAATACAAAGCTAGACTAGACGAACTTAAAAGGGCTGAAAAAGAGATTGGAACAGACCCTGCTAAGAGAGGGTTATTTTCTATGAAACTAAATGGATTATCTGAAAACTTAGAGGGTGCTGTTAAAAGTGTAAAAGAGTTTAATAGCATAGTTAAGAAAATGCCTATTGAAAAGTTAGAAGAGCTTAAAAATGTTAATATTCCAAGTTCTAATAGTAATAAAATTTTAGATATGTATTCTAAAATCATCAAACAAAATGAAAAGATAGGGAAAATAAAAACTTCGTTAAATCAGAAAGATTTAAAAGAATTAGACTCATTAGCAAAGATTGAAAAAATAAATGATAGATTGTTGAAGCAGTATGAAAGAGAGATACAAGCTTTATCAAGACTTATTGAAAGTAAAAGAAGAACAGCTAACCCAGAAGCTTTAAAAAAAGCTGAAGCAGAAGTTGAAAAACTAAAAAAAGAATATGAAGATTTAAATAGAGTACAACAAAAAGTTAATAAAGCATTAAAAACAAGTGATGTTACAATAGTAAGCAAGAATGATGTTAATAGAATAAAAAGTGTGAATAGTGCGTTACATAAAACTAAAATGCAGTTAAGTGAAATAAAAGCACAGATATCAGGTTATGACTCTTTTAAGTACTTTACAAACCAGATTAAGACAGGTGCAACCTATTTTGGGTTATATACATCATTCTATAAAGTGATTGAAGTTTTTAAAATGGGTGTAGGGTATATGGTAGAGCTTGATAAGGCTACTAAACAGTTTCAAGCAGTTTTAGACCAATCTGCTGTGAGTGCTAAATTCTTAGAAAAACAATTAGCAGGGATTGGAGCAAGATTTGGTGGAGAGCTGAAAGAAATCAATGAAGCAGGAATGGAATTAGCTCGTGCAGGTTTAGATTACAAAGACATTGCTAAAGGTACTGAATATGTTGTTAAGCTAGCTAAATTAACAGGAGACAGTATTGCCACTTCAAGCAGTGCTTTGATTTCTTATAATCAAACTTTTAAAGATACAGGTAAAACTTTAAAAGATTTTGCTAACCAATTAGCGTATACAGCAAATGCTTCAAGATTGAGTGTACAAGATATAGGAACATTTGCAAACTATGCTTTAGCAACTGCAAAAGCTAGTGGTATTACAATGGAAGCAGTAAATGCTATGGCAGTATCTTTTAGTAATGCGGGTGTTAATGCTAGTACAATAGGTACACAAATTAGAAGATTTGGTATTATGTTAAAGGATAGTTCACCTAAAATTAAGAACTTCTTTAAGAAATTAGGACTAGACCAGAAGTTACTAGCAATGGAGTTTGCAAAAGGTGGAGAAGTAGCTGATAAGGCTCTTGTTAGGCTAATTAAAAGACTTAAAGAAATGTCTAAAGTAGATTTCTTAGAAGCTACTTCTGGTATGAATGTATTAAGTTCACAAGTAGTAAACCTAATGAGAAACAATGCAGATGCTATTATGACGCATTTAAAGATTTTGAAAAATGGTGTTGATGATGAGTTAGAAAAAGCAGATGTAATGGCAGAAAGCTATATTCAGAAATGGGAGCAGTTGAAAAATACAGCTGGTATGGCTTTTGTTAGTATTATGAAAGATTTTGAGCCGACTTTAAAAAGTGCTTTAGATTTAATGAAAAGTGGTATGGAATGGATTAAAGAAAATAGTGCTTCAATAGTTGATAATGTAAAATCTTTAAGTATAGTATTAGGAAGTTTAGCGGCTATTAAAAGTATTCCTATTTTAGTTGGTGGGTTCAAAGCTTTAAAAACAGCTGTAATAGCATCAACTATGGCTTTATCAAACTTTAGTATTCAAAGTGGAAATGCTGTTTCAGCATTTGTAAAAGCTCCTCGTAAAATGTTAGGGAGTATGGACAAACTAAAAGGAGCTTTTGCATCTATGTTAGGGTTATTCAGAAAACTAAGAATGTTAAATCCTATTACATGGTTAGTAGGATTAGGCATAGAACAAGGTATAAGCTGGCTAGTAGGCAGTTTAAGTGGTGCTTCAGAAGAGACTGAAAAATATGCTAGTGAAACTGATAAACTAAAAACAGCACAAGAGAGATTAGCAGAAACTGAAAAACAAGTTGCATTAAAAAGAAGTAAGATTATTGAATTAATGAAAAAAGCTAAAAACGCCACAGGAGCAGAAAAAGAAGAGATACTTAAGAAAATTGCTAATGTTGATTTAGAGATTAAAGCATTACAGAAAAAAGCTGAAGCAGAAAGAAAGTTAATTCAAGTTCAACAAGCTAGAGAGAAAATGAGTGAGATACAAGACAAAATTAAAATAAAACAAGCAGAGCTAGAGATAACAGATGACCCCGCTTTGAAGAAAAAAATACAAGCACAGATTATGAAGTATCAAGAAGAGTTTAAACAACACAATAAAATTGTTGTGGGGTATGAGTTAGAACTTAAAAAAGAGCAACAATTAAAACAATTAGAAGAGATTAAGCAAACTATTGAGAACTTAACAAAAGTAAAAGAGGAGTACCTAAGTAAAGGACAAACAACAGCGGCTAATGCTATTGATTTAGCTATTGCAAATAATAAAAGATACTTAGCGGAACTGAAACAGAGTCTAAATGATGTTCAACAAGCTGCTATTGTAGCAAATGGGGCAGTTACTAAAGTATTAAGTAAAGATGATGTAACTTCTTTTGTTAGTTTTGCAGGAAACTTAAAAGGGTTGATGAAAGATTTGAGTGATGCTAAATTAGAGGAGCATTTTAAAACATTACAGGTAAGAGCAACACAATTATTCCAAAATGGTAGTGTTGAGTTATTTAACTTTGCAAAACAATTAAAGCATAACCTTGAGTTAGTGCTTGATGGCTTAGATTTAAGTAGATTAGACACACAAACTAAAGCTAAGGTGCAAGATATTATAACAACTATGCAGTCTTTACAAGGTAGGGTAGTAAATATTGATAAAATTGCTGACCCAGCTGAAAGATTGAAAGAGTACAAAAAAATTGCTTTAGAAATGCAACAAAAGAAAGTTGAGTTAGAGAATATTTTAAATGAGAAAGCTAACCAATTAACAGGGGAGACCTATAATAAATTAAATGAGTTAAAAAGTGTTGCTGATAGAAGTAATCAAGAGTTTATGAATGTTGGAGATAATCTTGATAAAGTTTTGAATAAGTTTAATAAAGTTCCTGCTGACCTAAAAACTAAATTAGCTAAAGCAGGAGGTGAAGCAGAAAAACTAAAAGCTAAGTTTAGTGAATTAAAAGAAAAGTATGGTGATTTGAAACTACCTCAAAAGACTTTAGCAGAAATGATAAAACATAATACAGGCTTGACTGCTAAATTTAAAGAAGAGTTATTAGCTACTATTAAAAGTGGGGAGAAGTTTCAAAGAGTCGGAAAAGTTCTTGAAACAGCTATTCAAAAAGGTATTAGTAAAACAGAGTTACTAAAGAAAAAGCTGAATGAAATTAATAGTCTAGTTATTACACCTACTATTAAAGTGCCAGATGTTTCAACATCTGTAACAGCATCTAGTGCTAAAACTAAATCAGGAGAAGTTAAAACAGACTTAAAAGTAACTAATGAGGTCAAAAAATACCATACAGGTGGTGTTGTAGGAAGTGATGAAAGAGTAGCTGTATTACAAACAGGAGAAGTTGTTTTAAGTAGAAGAGATGTAAGCTTAATCCAAAAAGCAAACTCTAGTAAAAGTAACTTAAAAGGTTTAAACAAATTCTTTAAAGATATTGAAAAATATGCTAAAAAGTATGGTAAAGAGTTTAGTAAAGCTAGCAAGTCTATTAAAAAAGCTAGTAAAATATCTAGCAAGTCTATTAGTAAAGCTAGTAAAAAAGCTGAAAAGAGTGCTGAAAAAGAGTTGAAGAAAAAACTAGCTTTAATGAAAAAAGAAGAGGAGAGAATAAAAGAGCTACAAGAGTTTACTATGAGTATCCAAAAAGTAATAGCTGAAAATAAAAACCAAAGCACAATTTTTATGGATACTATGCAAGAGTTTAAACAGTATATTGAAAAAGCTAAAGAGTTAGGCGGAGGAAGTAAGCTTGATGAGTTGATTATTGAATTGCGTAGAAGCACTATTGAGAAAAAAGAGAAAGAAATTCAAAGAAGTTATAGTCCTATTCAACAAGGACACTTATTAGAAACTACTTTTGGAATTTCTAGTGGGTATGGTGGAATAATGAAACAGGATATGGAAAGTCCAGATGTTATAGCTAAACATTATGATGACATTAGAAATATTATTAAACTTAAAATGGAAGAAATAAACTATGAAAAAGAAAGGGGCTTATTAAAAGGTTTAGAGGCTGAAAAGAAACTAAACAAGTTAGAGTTAGAATTAACTAGAGTAACAGCAGAACAGAAAGCTAGTTTAGCACAAGCACAATTTGAGACTAAGTTAGCATTAGCAAAATTTACTATCCAACAAGTAGATGGAATTATAAGTGGGTTGATGCAAGATGGATACATTAAAAGTAAAAGAATGTTTGAGTTTTTGAAATTATTAAGAGTTGGTGAAGCTATTATCAACACTTATGCGGGAGCTAGTCAAGCCTTAGCAAACCCTATGTTACCTTACCCAATGAATTTAGCAGTTGCGGGTTTGATAATTGCAAAAGGTATGGCACAGGTTGCGGCAATAAAAGCACAGCAACCTCCTAGATACCATACAGGTGGTTATGTTGATAGAGATACAGCTAATGTTAAAATGGGTGGATTAAAAGATGATGAGATACCTGCTATTTTACAAAAAGGTGAGTATGTTCTAAGTAGAGATGATGTAAATAAAGTTAAGAGTGGTAAAAGTAGTAATGTAAGTTCTGGTGAAAGTGAGATTGTGATTATTAATACAATAGACCCTCAAGTATTTGCACAGTATTTAACAAGTAGAGAGGGTACAAGAATTATTAAGAACATTGTAGGAGCTGAATAAGCCTCCTACTTAGTCTCTTCTAGTGCTTCCATTGCAATTTTATTAGTTTGTTTTAGTTCATTTAAAACCTCTTGTAAAGCTTCTTCTTCATTAGTTAAGAAGTAAGCTACTATATAAGAAAAAAGGTGGATATAATGAGTAACTATTATAGTTGTTGAAACAAATACTACAAATAAAACAGCTAAACCAATAAAAATTAGTATTCCATGAATTAATGAAAAAATACTTGATACAGCTCCACCTGTTGCTACATCAGTCGCCCCTACAACTCCTAAAACAGCGAATAAAAAAACACCCACAATGATTGCTAAAACAACCACTACTCCTATTGTTCCTATTAATACAATTAAGTTCATTTGTATCTCCTTTTTTTAAGTATTTGGTTGTATTATTTACAACCTCTACTAAAATTATAACACAATAAACTTAAATAAATCTTAAACAAGGAAAATTCCTAAAAAATCTGCGATAGCGAGCCAAAAAGGTAATGAAATGGCGTATATAGTTGGAAGAAATATATCAGCTCCAGATATGCTTGACCAGATTGATATAGCAATAACTCACCAAATTGTTGTTACAGCATATAGTGTAACAGGAAATGGAAATGGTAGTGCAATAGGTATTGATAAAAGTGGTAATCAAGTAACTCCACAAACATGGACTTTGACTTGTAAAAGTGATACAAGTAAGTTTGAAGTTGAGGGGAGTATTAGTGGGCAAACAGATGATGCAACAGTTGGAGAACCTTATGATAATGGAGAAGTAAAGTTTCTCATTATAGAGGGTAGCAATGAATGGCAAGAGGGTGATATTATAAGTTTTGAAGTTAAAAACACTACAACAACCCCTCTAGTTCCTATTGAACCTTCTTACTTAGCCAAACTAAGAAGCAGAGGAGTTGTTGTATATAACAATAAACCTAGACAAACTATTATGAGGTACCACACAGCATATTTAGGAAAAGATAGAGGATTTAGTACTAATAGTGATAGTATTTTAATTACAGGGCTATACAAACCTATGACTAGTAATACAACAAAAAGTGGTTACGGTACAGATAGTAACTATGTACAAGCTAATTATATTCTATTAACTGATTTATTAGAAGATAGTCAATTTATAGATAATATCCCAGAAGTGAGAACCACTGTGGTAAATATTAGACCAGACCATAGTTTATGGTTTTATAGTGCCGATGCCTACACTTCTTCACGCGGAACTAGAAGTCACTTTAGTATAGGAGAGTTTAAAGGTCGTTGGTTTATTGAGGTGAGTTTATACAACACCACTAATAATATCAAATACGCTGTAAATTTTTTAAGAAAAAATAAGGTGTATAACGCAGGGACAAAAACAGGAGTATATGCTGATAAAGTTGATAACACTTTTTATGATTATATTCCTGATAATGATAGAGCAATAGCTAAAAATGAAGTTTTACCAGATAGTATAGATACGTCTGATTATATTACTTATGTTGTATGTACTGACAGGACAAATGGAAATATTGATGTGTATATTAATGGTGAAAATGTTTATAGTGCGACTGATAATGGGTATGTAAAAGGGTTATATCATTATTTATCAAAACTTACAACAGCAGAGTATGGGGATACATTTACTTTAGATGAGTATTGGACTCAAGCAGATGTTGATAACTATATGCAAAATAAACCACAAGCAGGGACTTATCCGAATCTTGCAAGTGTTTTATCATTAAATGAGTCAGTACAGGAACATCAAAATAGATTTTATAAAAAAGACAAAGACTTATACTATTTAGGTGGAATTGAGAATTTTGAAACACAGTATTTAGCAGAAAATGTTGCAATTACTTTAGGTAGAGTACAAGACAGAATTAAATGCAAAAGTTATCATTTATTTACTGATAAACCATATATGTATTTGATGTCATTAACTAACGTATATAATAGTTTTGATGATAGTTTATATATTTCTAGTAGTAACTTATTTAGTACTATGACAGGATTAGGTGTAGGATACTATGGAAAACCTTATAGTCCAGCTCCTAAAAATTATGAACATAGAATTGATAAGTTCTGGTTCAGTTTTGATACAGACTTTAAAAATAGTTCTTTAACATACAAAATATACCAACCTGACAATAGTAATGTTTCAGCCCCTAGTTATTATTGTAAAGCAGACCAAATGCTAACACAAACAGAAGCTTTTAAAGCCAACTTTGGTATGCACTACTACACTTATTATAATGATTGGGAAAAAGTAGATGATTTATTTGCTTTTACAGAGGTTAAAAACCCTAATTCAGTATTTATAGGGGTTGCTCCTAATTATTGGAGATACCATAGTTATAGTACTATGTATACAACTTATAAGTTTGACACAGCTCCTATTATTAGTAAATGGAGCAGTAGTGTTAGTATTACACAAGATAGTGACAACCCGTTAATATACCCTATTCAGTTTTATACTAAAAAAGTTATAAATAGTGCTAGCAAAAACTCATTAAGAAGAGTATATTATGGAACAAGCAAACATTTCTTAAAGGTGTATGGACAAGGAGTCGCTCCTGAAGATACTCTAACAAATGGAGGAACAACTTATGTAACAATGGGTTCTTCTATAAGAAGTGGTAGTAACGAGCTGTATTTAATAAAACTAGATGAAGAGGGGGTAATGTAATGGCTTATGTATTTAAAACATTAAGGGAAAAGACAACAGATATTTTAGGGACTATTCATGACTTTGCAGTTAATAATGGTTGGGATAGTTTAGTAAATGATTCTAATTTAAAAGTAATTAAATCAACAACATCAACAGGAGTTGATTTAATTTTAGGTTTTAGAAATACCGAAGATGGGACTGATTGGCAAATAGAAATTAGTGTCTTTAATAGTTATGACGCAAGTGTTAGTTTTGATGACCAAGATGGAAGACCAAAAGACCAAGACGGTAACAACTTTCCATATTGGAAACAATGGTATAATTTTAGTAGAGAGTTAAATCCATCTATGAGTCCTAGACTATTAGTTATGAATGTAGGGCAAGATTTTTTAAATGTGTATTTATTTGGATTTAGGGACTATTATACAAAAAATATTAACTATAAATACCACACCAGCATCTTTGCAGGTGTTACTAGAAATTTCGATGCAGTTAGTGGTGGGCAATACCTATTAGGACAACAAGATGACACTAAAGCATTCTTTTATTTTAATGATGACAAATGGTACAGCTATAAAAAAGTAGCTGGTGGGGAGTATCAATTTAGGGTTGAATTAGATATAGATAGACAGACTCACAGTTGGGTTGATGAACATGGTGGTGTTTACTTAACTCCTATGAAGTTTTTTGTTGCAGAAAGTGGGGATGAATTTAAATTAGTAGGGGAAAGCACATCTCATTATTTATTTCCAGATGGACACCCAATAGCTCCTGAAGCAATTAGGTTTGAAGAATTTGATAAAGAATTTTTAGCATATCCTTTCTTACCTAAATCAGGAGAATTTGAGGGTACAATTATGACAGAAGAAGAGGATTTATTCTAATGGCAACAGAATTTGGAGCAGGTAAATACCCTGCTAAACTCCCTTTTGTGTTTACAGAAGACACTGTTAAAGAGATAGAAGAGTTAGAAAGGGCTTATGCTTTAGATAATAAAGGTAGAACTATAAGCACAACAGAACTTGAATATGAGGGAAGACAAAATAAACCTATTGGAAATAATAATGTTTTATATTTTGATTTGCAACAATATATTATAGGAACAGGAAATAATAAGCAGTTAGAGGTTAATTTTGGAATAATATCAACAGAAGATATTTCAGTTATTTTAGAATTATATAACTCAACTGTCCATACTTTTAGTATTACAAATGTGTATATTTCTAAAGGTGCTGAAGTTGAGTATAATGTTTTAACTTTACAAATGCTACCTAAAACAAAAGGTTTGATTGAATTAACTGCTAAAAAAATGGTAGGTGTTGATTTTATTGATGAAACAATTTATGTAGAGTTAGAAGATGAAGATGGGAACAAATTAAAAATACCTGTTAGGATATTAGGAGAAAGAGTTAAATTAGCTCCTGTGTCAGTACTTGTAGAGCCTGATTTCAATGCTTATTCAGATACTTTATTTTTTTATAACAGAATATTTACTAGCCTAAATGGTACAGAAAGTAGAAAAAATTTCTTGTTAGGTGGTAAATATAAAACATCTTTTACAATTAGTGTTGGAGGTAAACAAAAATTGCTATCTATTTTAGATAATTTAATTAAATATATAAAATTGACTGCTATTCAACCTTTGTGGAGTTTGTTACAGTCTGTTAAACAGACGAATGAAAATAACTATAAAAAGGTTTACATTCAACAAGGGACAGAAGATTTGTTTACTTTAGGAGAATATGTGGCAGTTTATAATAAAAATGATACAGGATTTATTTCTAAAGTAATTCAAATAAGTGATGGAGTAATTACATTAGAATCTAATATTAAAATTTTAGATTTAAACTATTATGTGATGCCTTGTAAGATAATGCAAATTACTGATGCGGTTAGTGTAGATTACCCTACACAGAACTTTACTAAAATTAATATAACATTACAGGAGTTATAAATGGCTGAAGTTATTAGAGAATTTCCAGAAGTATTAATTAGAGAAAATAAAATATCTAGTTCTTATATTCATTACAATAAAACAATAGGAAAAGATTACCAAAAACAAGAACTATATACTCTAAAACCTACACAGCTAGCTTTTAGAGTTTCTTTAGAGTTTATAAATATAGAACAGAAATATATTTTACACTCATTTTTTAAAGAGGTGCAAGGAAGACAAGAAAGTTTTGTGTTTAACCCAAAATTATGTTACGGTGTCCTAACAGAGCCTGTAACTACAAATAGTTCAGTAATTAAAACAAATGATTTTGGGTATAATAGTTTTTATCACAATATTAATACTAAATTAGCTATTAAACTAAAGGACGAAGACTTTATTTGGATTCAAGATATACAACAAAGAGACGGAGGGGGATTGTCTTTGGTTTTAGAAAATCCCCCAACCAAAGACCACAATGTTGAAGAACCTTTTGATATATTATTTAATGTTAGGTTTAATTCAGACTCATTAACTTTTAAGTTAGTAAATAAAGACTACACAACAGCGGATTTAGAGCTTATTACCACTAAAAAATAACCTAAAAAATCCGCGATAACGCCCCAAAAAAGGGTATTTAATGGATTTTTATAAAGATTTATCTCTTACACCTTTACCTAATAATAGATTAGAGGTTAATAGAGATTACAAGATTAAAGTAGGGGAACACTCCTATACTATACCAAAAGATTACACTACAAATGGAGCAGATATTCCTAGACCTTTTTGGTGCGTGTACCCACCGAACAAAACTGACTATTTACCTGCTGTTATCTTACATGATTACCTATGCAGTCAAGCTAATAATTTCTATGAGCAAACTAAAAGCAGAGAAGTCTGGCTAAACCGCCGCACAAGAGCTGACAAAGTATTTTACACAGCTTTACTTGAATTAGGTATTTCAAAATTAACTGCTAAAGTATTCTACTATGGAGTTACTTTAGGAAAGTGGATTAGTTATGGTTGGAGGTAATAGTATGACCACTGAAATTAATAATACTATTGCAACAGGTGTAGCCGTAGCATCTTCAAGTGTTTTGGCAGAAATTACAATTTTAACAGATACAGGGTTTTTATATTTGGCTGGTGTAGGAGCTATTGTGTCAGCATTTGGTGTAGTTCATGAACTAAGTACTAGCGAAGAAGACTTAACAACTAAGATTGTAATAGGAAGTTTGGTAAAAGGATTAGTCATAGGTTTATTCAGCATTCCTTTTTGGTATTTAATATTAAGCAAAGTAGGTAATGAGTTTGTTATTAAGTATTTTGAAGTAACACAACAAGATTATAGGTTAGATAAATCTATTTGGTTTATTATAGCATTCTATTTAAGTTGGTATAGTGTTCCTGTGTTTGATTTTCTAGTTAAAAGAGTTAAAAAGGTTTTTGGAGGTGGAGAAAATGTTAAATAAAATAACTCCTTGTGATGTTGTGATTTTTGTTAGTTTATTATTACCATTAATAGCATTAGAAACTAAGGCTTATAGGAGGAGTTATAGTACATTTTTATTATCTTTAGCTACTCCTATTATTGTGTATCTCAATAAAGGTCATGAACTAAATTATGGAAATGTATTGTTATTAGTAGTAAATTTTGTGTTATTAATAAGAGCAATTTTACAAAAAGAAGAGGATAGGCTACTAAAGAGGTAGCCTAAAAATCTAATAAATTTCCATACTTATCTCTAACACCATCAAATAAATAAAGGTGTTCAAAAGGTATGCTTTCATAAAGCTTTACAGCTAGTTTTCTAATATCAAAATGAGCTTCTTTGGTTAATCTTAAATCTAAGAAGTGATAAAGAGCCTCAAAAGAAAATGTTACAACACCATTATATTGATATGCTTGTGGAAGTAACATACTTAACTCATCATTACTAGCTCCTGTGTCAATAGCATCTCCAACCAACTCAATAATTTGTTCAAGTATTGTATCAACATCTTTATTTCCTGTGTAAGTATAATTTACCTTTCCTTTTTTATATTCTTTTTTTAAAGTAAACCTACTAGACTGAATAGAAAATTCTGTTCCAACTTTATGTCTAGTTAAAGCTAGTAAAGTTTTAGTACTCATACCCTCAATATAAAAAGTATAGTGTAAGTGTCTTAGTACACTACGGTGTTGCATTTTGTTGCCTATTCTATTGATAAGCTCTTTATCTTTTTCTCCTAAATCTGCTTTATTTTGCTCACAAGTTAAACAAAACTTTCTTGTATCTAAAAATTTATCATAATCACAATGTTTATCTACACAATTAATTTCAGTATCAGATTTATCAAAACTGTCATAACAAGTTCTAGTTGCCATAACAGCAACTGATAAAGGTGTGTTATGTAATAATTCTATTCTCATTTAAACCTCCTCTTTCCATTTACTTACAATTAACTCTTCTGAAAAACCTAGCAGTCTATAACTAAGAAAATACTGTTCCCAGTCTTGAGAAAAATCAATACCGTTCTCTTTAGCAACAGCTCTTGCTTTTCTTTCTACCATTTCTTTTTCTTTCTTTTTTCTTTCTAATCTAGCTTTTTCTTCAGCACTCATTTCTTTGTTTTCCATTTATATCTCCTAAAAATTAAATTCACCTCAAGGGCTGATAAAAGTATAACAAAAAAAACTTAATAATTTCTTAAATAGCGACACCTTAACTAAAATTTGTAAAGGATTTATAATGGAAACTAAAATAGTAAAACATAAAACATTTGGAAAAGGTAGAATTGTAGAAGAAAAAGGAGAGTTTGTAGAAGTTGAGTTTGGTGGGTCTTTAAGATTAGTTCCAAAGTCTGAAGTAGAACCTGTTAAAACCAAAGGAGCGGTACCTACTAAAAAGAAAATCAAAAAAGGTATAATTAGTTTGGAGGTGAAGTAAGTGGAAGAAACTTTACCAGAACTGCCACAGGAGATACAAGAATACTTAGATGTGGCTAGATTAATAGACCCTTTAAAGGTGTGGGATTTATTAGGACAAAAACCACACCCTAAACAAAGGGAAGTCTTAGAAATTGTTAAATCAAGACTATACAGTTATCTTGTATTAGTAAATGGGAGAAGATGGGGAAAATCTTTTTTAACATCTAGTATTGTAATTTCAGATATGTTAGCTCCTAATGCTTCTGTACTAGTTGTTGCTCCAAAATTTGCTAATGCTTACGCAATATTTAATGAAACTAAAAAAAACATATTGAAACTTAAATTAGATATTGCCGAACAGAACACTAAAAATATGTACATTAAACTAGAGAATGGAGCAAAACTCCGTGTAGTTACTGATACAAGCTATGAGTCGGCTCTATCTGACAGGTTTAGTTTAATTGTTTTTGAGGAAACCCAATCAATCAACAATGCACTTCATATATATGAGAGTATATTAGGCCCTAGCCAAGCAGATTTTGGTTCAGATGAGTGCGGTTTTGCAAACTCTAAAACAATTTTTATTGGAACAGCTAGAGATGAAACTAATGATTTTTACACATTATACAACAGAGCAAAATCTAAAAAGTATCAATTTGAGTGTAAAGGAAAAACTTTCAACCACTATGTTGCTAGAAGTTACCCAACAGCAACTAACCCATATATCTCTAAAGATTTTTTAGCAAGAATCAAACAAGAGCTTGATGAAGTTACCTTTAAAAGAGAGTACGAATGTGTTTGGACAAAAGGTGCAAATGAGCAACTTTATTATGCTTTTGATAGAGATAAAAATGTAGTTGAACATAGTGTTATTTTAGAGAAGTTAAAACACCCTGAACATATACAATTCTATGCTGGAATAGATGTTGGATATGCCGCTAACACAGGTTATTTATTAGGGTTTAAAGAGGACTTTACAGGTAACTTTTACATTGTTGGTGAGTATAGTGTTGCACAAGCTCCTTTAGAAACACATTACAAAGGGTGGGTACAACTAGAAGAGCAGTTTGGTGTTCAAAAGATTTTAAGGTTTCTTGACCCATCTGCAACACAAACACAAGTTGATTTAGTGAATAACTATCAGTATTATACATACCCTGCATTCAACCCTATTGATAATGGTTTGGAATATGTTAATACAGGGTTTGATAAAGGTAAACTACTTATTAGTGAAAACTGCACACAGTTAATAGATGAGATTGAAAATTTGAGATGGAAAAACCCTAATACTAAAACAATTATGATTAGCAAGAAGCATAAACACTTTGACTTAGCTTTAGCAAGTTTGCGGTATTTGTATGCAAGTGTTATTAATCAAGAAAAAAATAGTACAGATTTTATAGTGTTGTAAGTGGAGGCTTAATTAGCCTCTATTTAAAAATTTAGTGGATAAACTAACAAGTAGTCTAAACCACTATCTATTTTATTTTTTAATGATATTAAAATATCATTTTTAGCAAAACTAAATTTATTTAAATCTTCATTAAACTTTTCTAAACCTAAACTACAAAATTCAGCTGGTAGAGGTGCTTTCTTATCAATAAATCCGTGCGGGTAAGTTTGTTTTATTGTAGTGTCAATACCAAATAATGATTTAACAAGTTCTTTTGACCATTGAATAAAATAAGGTATTCTAACAACTGTATAACCCATATTTTGATAAGTAGTATCTTTCATATTATCAGTTAGTATTGTTTTAGGTTTTGTATAGTGTCCATAACCATCAAACTCTACAATTAACATTAATTCATCTATTCTAAAATCTGGTCTGTTTTTTATACCAGAATTAGGAACAATTCTATCTCTAATTATATTTGTATTTGGAAAGATATTTTTTAGGTATAATTCTAACTTAGCTTCTGTTAAATACTCACTCACAACCTCTCCTTTTGTGTTTAACTTTTCTAGTATATTTCTTTTTAGATTTAACAACACGAGTTTTTAAATCAACCTCTTTTTTAAAAGCCTTTACAATATGAAAATTTCTCATTCTGAACTCCTTTGTTGTATATGTTGAAAGTATAACACAATAAACCTTAAAATAAAATAAATCGAAACAGCACTTAAAAGGATACTAAATGGCTAATTTATTATGGATTGAAAAAGCAGATGCAAGGGGTTATATTCCAAAAAGCTGGAAAAACTTTAGACTAAACTTAGATAAATTCAGTAAAGATACTATTGATGCTTTTATACAGCTTACACATGAAGAAATAAACAAATGGGAAAGGTCTTTAAAAGAGGCTGTTTCAATCTTAATTCCGAAGCAGTACCTACACAGGGCTAGACCAGCTAACAGATTATTTCCATACCAAAATTCTGGAAAACAAAAAAGAAATATTCGTGGAAAATTGAAAACAAAAATAACAGGTCAAGGAAATGTGTCAATTACTGCTTCAGGTGAGATAGGAGTTGATTATGCCTACTTTACAAACTACGGAAAACCTGCTAGAAAAGATGGGGCAACACCAAAATGGGAAAAATGGGTTAATGATGTTTTAACAAAACGAGGTGGAAGAGGTTCAGTTTTAAGTATAGCTGATGTATTTGATGAACTAGCAAGCCTTAGAAAAATCATTTAGCCCAAATTTGCGATAGCGAGCCAAAAAATAAGGACTAAAAGATGATTAAAGAGTGCCTATTAAAAGTAAAAGAGGGGCAAGCTAAAGTAGTTGAAGCAAATAGTAGATACTATGATAATGTGTGTAATGCTCTTCCTGATTATGTAGTTGATGAGATGTTAGAACAGCTTGAAGTAGAAGCTTTAGCATATGGTTATTACAAACCTTTAGAAGAGCCTGTTAAGACAAGAGATTGGTTACTTTTACATACTGCTAGAGATGGTTACAATCTAGCAAATAGAGACCAATATAAATTTTATAGATTTTATGAAGATGGTGAAGAAATGTTTGCTGTTGCTGGCTATTACGGAGCTTTTATTTATGACAAACACTTTAACTTTATTAAAGGATACAGAGGACAAGTATCACTAAGAACCGTTCTAGTTGATATTGAGAATGATATTATGATAGTTGCTAAAGACTATAAAATAGAAGCTGTAAAATACTCAACTTTAGAACATTTATGGGATTTTGGGAATAATAGCCGTGGCGAATTAAAAGATAGAAGATTAAATTATGTAAGACAAATTTCAAAACTACCTAATGGAAATTATGCAGTAGCACAACTGTATGGTAGAGGTTATGATGTTGAAAATGATACATATTTAACAAATAAGAGTGATGGAGTTGTTTTTGAATTAGACACAAACGGTGAATTAGTAAAAACCATTTTATACAGAGGAAATAACAGTTATTATCCAGAAGAGGGTTATATTAAAAACCCTAAAGCTATGAGAATTATAGGGAATAAACTATATGTTTCTATTTATTTAAATCAAGTAGCTGTATTTGAGTTAGATGAAAACAATAATGCAACATATATAACAACATATACCCCACCGCCTGAATTTGGGATTACTTTTGATTTAATGATAAATGACTTTTGTGTTTATGGCAATCAATTAATAGTAGTTAGTGAGGCTTTAAAACAAGTTATTGGTTTTGATTTAGAAAATAGAAATATTATTTGGGTTGCTGGTCAAGCTAGTGTAGAAAATCTTGCTACAACCCCACCAAAACTAAATGGAATTTATGCCCCTAAAGGTGTGATTGTTAGAAATGAAGACGGAGCTATAATTGTATCAGACGACTTTAATGACATGGTCAAGATTATTTACCCAGACCCTTATAAAGTTGTTGAGTATGATATTCCAGAAACAGAAGAAATTTTATATAGCTCTTTACCGCATATTGAAAATAATAAATTCAAAACTAAAATTGATAATTATCCTGACCTTTTCCTACTTTATAGAAAACCTCAAAGTGCAGACTAACCAAGTCTGCCTCTTATTCTCCTCAAATTTTTAGCGATAGCCCACACAAAAAATAAAGGAATAAAAATGGCTTATTCTAGTAAAGGGATACTTTATGCAATCATTAAAGAAGCTAACTTTAATGAGGGGGGAACTTTCACAGATGCTGATACAGTTGCTGTAACAAGTGATACAAATTTAAAACCAGAAGTTGATACTATTGAGAGAAAGGCACAAGTAAACTCATTCGTAAAACTACCTAGTCTTGCTGGTAAAGAAAAAGGTTCAGGGAGTTTAGGACTTGAGCTTGCAAGAAAAGATGATGGTACAATAGCTGGTGATGTTGTTTTAGAAGTAGCTTTAGGTATTAAAGAAGCAGCTGGAGATGGTACAGGTGCAATTATTGATAGTGATAATAAAAAAATTGTAGAAGCACAAAGCGGTGAAACAGGAACAGCTACTTTATACAAACTTAATAAACCTTGTGGTACAGGTAGTTCACTAGCTGTTAAAGAAATGATGGGGTGTGATACTTCAGACTCTCAATCATTAACTTTAAAAGGTATTGTACCAAATAGTGTTGATTTTGACTTTACAGTTGCTGATATTGCTACTATTAGTTTTGATTTAGGAGCTAGTTCTTTTGAAAGTGTAAGTGGTGAAGATTTACTAGCTACTCCAGAAATTCTTGACCCTATTGTAGGTAAAAATGCTGTATTTACTGTTGATGGGACTTCTTATACAGCTAAAAACCTTAAATTTACTGTATCAAATACTGTTTCAGATAGAGAAGCAATTACTTCAAGTGGTATTGACTCAAAAGAAGTTACAGCTAAAGAAGTAAAAGGTTCATTCACTATTGACTTTACAGGTTGGGACGAACTTAACAAGTTTAAGAACAATGCTGATGCAGAAATCTACCTAGAACTTATGACAGGCGGTAAAAAATTTGCTATCTATATTCCTAAATCTAAATATAGTTCAGTTGCTATTGATGATGATGACGGAATTTTAGTAAATAATATTGAATTTATGGCTAGTCTTGATGATAACGGCGAAGCAATTTATGTAGCTGTTGAAGTATAATTCTTCTAAGATACACCAGCCCCTCATCAGGGCTTCGCTGGTGTTTTATCCCTCTTTTATTTCCAACTCTTCACAATAATAATTAATTGTTTTTATTATACAACCTCTACAAACCTTGATGAGTGGTGTAAAAGGTCTATGATTTTTATCATAGAAAGTAACTATATCATTCTCATCTAACTTAACTATTTCAGTTGGTAGCATATAAAAAATATCATTTTCTTCAAAATTATTTAGACAGTTATCACACTTCATTTTTACCCTTTTCTATTTCAATGTATGCTGAATAGTTATTTTCTATACACTCAAAGCTAAACATATACCACAATTTTTTATCTTTATAGTCTTCAGGGTAGTTATTAATCCATCTTTTACATTCATACCTTTTATTGCACTCATTCCCATCACAGAAAGTGAAATCAGTATTCATATCAATTCCTTTTTTTATTTATTATACCCTAAAAAACTTAATTTTTCAAACTTTCCGATACCGAACAAAAAATTCAAAAAGGACAACAATGAAAATTGTAACCAAACAAAAAGAATACACATATATACCACTTATTGAAAGAGCAGAAGAAAAACCTTTCACAGTTACTTTTAAAAGACTTGACAACAAAACTTTTGCAAAAATTGAAGATAACCTTACTAAATTCACCAATGGAGGCGAAGAAGCATTTATTCAATCTGGTACATTTGCTTATCAAGTATTTAAAAATGCTGTAACGGGTTGGAAGAATTTATTTGATGAAAATGATAAAGAAATTAAACCTAAATTTAATCAAGCAGGACAGCTGTTAGATGAGAGTATCAATTTGCTACCTGCTGATATTGTTGCAGAAGTTGCACAAATAATTGTATCAGTAACTAAAGACCCTCTTAATGCAGAGAGCTACCTAAACTAGCTTCAAAGTAATCAAGAAAACTCTTAACAGCATCTGTTAGGGGTTTTTCCTTTTCCTTTAGTAGTTCTATAAATTCTTTACCTAATGATATACCTACTATTTTTTGGTTATCTTTATTAGAGTCTTTATTATTATACACAAAATCACTATCTATATTACTACAAATAAAACATTCTAAACTACTTTTAAAGTTTAAATTATGTTGTTTAGTGAGATTGTATAAATCCTGATAATGCTTATTTAACCTCACTGCCGTTGTAGTTGTATTGTTTTTATGGATTAACATTTTTTCTCCTTTTTATATGTTATTTTTAGAAGTATAACAAAATAAAGCTTAAAATAAAATAAAGCGACACACAAACAAAAAGGAATTGATATGAGTAGATACTTAGTCAGCATCAAAAAAATAAAAAATAAAGAAATCAGAAACCTATTTAAAAAATACAGTGTTAGGAAACTACAAAGAATTATCAATAAATTGTTTGATAAACATTTAACTGAAGATGATATATTTGGTAATATCACTTTATACACTGTGAATCATCTTAACCAAGACCAAGTCAAACTCTTATTAGAATATTTTAAAGAGGGTAAAAAAGCCACTAAAAAATGTCCCTACAACTATGTAAAAATAGCAAAAGAAGAATTAGGAGTAACTGAAATAAGGGGAGCAGGTTCTAATAAAAGAATAGAGCAATACCACAGAGTAGCAGGGGGGTATCATTGGAAAGATGATGTGCCATGGTGTGCTAGTTTTATTAGTTTTATCATGGTAAAAGCAGGCTATCACAATCTACCTAAATACCCTTTTAGAGCTAAAAGTTGGTTAAATTTTGGGGTTAGTGTTGGTAAACCTTATTATGGTAGTTTAGCTATTAAAAGTAGAAAAGGTGGTGGACATATTGGAATAGTATTAGGTATTAGTTCTGATGAGAGATATCTGTATATATTAGGAGGAAATCAAAATGATAAAGTTTGTATTAAAAAATATAGAAAATCTGTATTTATTGATTTCAGAATGCCTAATGATAATTGTGAGAAAAGATTAGTATATACTACATATGCAAATGCAACTAAAGCAGGAAAGGAGGTGTAAATGTTTCTTTTATTTTTAATTGGTGGTTTGTTATTTTTAACATACTTATTATTAAATGTACCTCAAATTCCTGATACACCACCATCTCCAGCGCTTTCACAGGAATTTAGTGTACCTCAAAATACACTCTCCAAACCTATACCTGTATTGTATGGGTCAGCGTGGGTAGCAGGAAATTTTTTAGGTTATAATGATAGTATTGATAAGATACCTACTAGAGTTTGTCAAGGATAAATGATGTACCTATTTGAATTTACAATAAATAATAAAGTGTGGTATTTCAATAACACTACACAAGCATTCGGACAATATGAACCTCTAGCTGTTAGTATTGATAAGTTAGATAATGATATTAATAAAAAAGAAATAAAAATAAAAGTACCCTATAATAAAGAGCCTTTTAATAAAATCAATACTGAATTAATTGATATGATTCAAAAAGTGACTATCAAAAATGAAAGTGGTAGGCAATTATATACAGGAATTATAACAGCTATTGAGACAGAATATGCAACAGGAATTGCAACAATTACAACAGGGGATATGTTAAAAATCTTGACAGGGGGCAAATTTCCAACTCAATACTACTCTAAAAAATGCAGATTTCAGTTAGGCGATGTAAATTGTGGTTTAACACATTTAAAAATACTAGTTAATGTTTTCAGTATTGTATCAGGAAACAAAATCCAAATAAATCAAAGTGTTCCTGATTTAGAAAGCTTTAAAGATGGTTATATTATTATACCTAACCAACCAAATAGAATGATTGTAGATGTAGATGTGGATAACAATATTATTACACTTAACAGGAACTTAGCCAGTCCTGATATAGGTTCTAGTGGATTTTACCTACATAAAGGTTGCGACAAAACTTATACAACTTGTAAAGTAAAATTTGATAATCAAAGAAATTTTGGAGGATTTTTAGGAATACCAGAAAACAACCCTGTTACAGGTAGTATATAGACTACCTGCTAAAAATTGGTTAAATATAAAGTTCAAGCTCGCCTAAGTCTGATACATCATCTACTATAAAATTTTGATAAGAAACCCCATCAGTTTCTTGCTGTGACACTTGAGCTTTACTGATATCACGGTAATTATCAAACCAACTTACAACACTCTTTTTAGGCACTTCTTCAGTTTCTATTCCTAACTTTTTGAGTGCTAAATAGGTTTGGTATTTTACAAAGTATAGGTATAAATCTTTATTTAATCCTTTTAAATCTTCTTTCCCTAAAAGAAAATCAACCCACTTTTCTTCTTCCTCATAAATAAACATTGCCCTATTTTTAGCAAGGTTTTCTACATCATATCTGTCAAACTCTCCTGATTTAATCCCTTTTTTGATTACATTCATATTAGCTACTGTGTGTAGGTTTAATTCATCATTTGCAATTTCTTTCAAAGCTTGAGTAAAACCATTTAAAGGGTTACTGTATTTATCATTTAACCAAAAAACTACAAAGAAACTAACAGGAAACTTAATATGCTCTAATAGGTATGTATTAATTAAGTGTTGGAGTCTTAAGTTATTTTTATGAGGTAAATTATTCTCAACAGCTATTGAATAAGCCTCTTCAACTGCTTCTTCAACTTTCATTCTATCTTGTACTTCAGGAGTCTTTTCAAGTTCCTCAAGAATTTGGTCTGCTTGATTTCCAAAAGTCTGTTGCAGTCCATAGGCATAACTAAGGCTGTGTATTGACTCGTTTTGAGCAATATACATATAAAGAGCCTGCAACATCTTATCTTCAGAGTCTTTAGCAAGCGGGATATATCCATTTACTACACCACTATCCATTACAGATTGAAACCCTATTGTCTTCATAAATACATCTTGTGCAGTTTTTGGTAGTTTTGTTTGAAAGCCTAAATAGTCTTTATCATAATTTACAGAGTTATGAGTCCAGAAGTCTGCAAACCCTTTTTCAAAAAGTTTAGTATAAATACTACTCTCTTCGTACTTAAATAGTTTTATCATTTTTATCTCCTTAAAATTTAGATAAGAAAGTATAACAAAATAAAACTTAAAATAAACTGAAATAGAAAAAGTGGATAAAAGCCTTGAGAGGATTAAACTCAAGGCTAACAAAAATATAAATAATTAAAAAAGGAGATAGAATGAAGTGGATAATAAATCCAATCAGTCTTAGGTGACAGTTAAAATCATTTGGTAGGAGGTCTTGTTCCTGCCACCTGTTGAAATTATAATATAAGTAACCTTAAACAAACCTTAACAACAAGAAAAATTCTAAAAAATGTGCGATAGCCTGCCAAAAAGGTAGATTATGGGATTTTTTACAAAACTCTTTGGTAAAAAAGAGATAGAAGAGAAAAACAATCCTGCTCCTCAAGCATTTTATCATTTAGGTGGGAATACAAGAGAACAGCTTAAAAAAGAAGAAACTATTTTATCTAATGGTATGAGTACAGCTAACCCAAATAGTGCAGGAACTACAACAGCTTTTCACACAAGTGAACTGATTTATGCTTGTGTAGATTATATTGCAAAAGCCGCTAGCCAAGCTATTCCTACATTATATAGAATAGACAAAGATGGAAACAAAAAAGAAGTTAAAGAGCCTGAATTAATAAAATGGAGCAAAGCTCCAAACCCTAATCAAAGTTGGGGTGAGTTGATTGAGTTAATTACACAGGGCTTATTATTAAATGGTAATAGTTATGTAACTTTTGATAAAATAGGGACTGAACTTGAAAGCTGGTATCTATACCAACCTCATCTTGTTGATGTTGTGATTAATGATAGTGATAGCGGTATTAGTGGTTATATTTATAACAGCTCTATTCCATATAAAGAAGAGGAACTTATCCAATTCAGAAATGCAAGCTTAGCAAGTCCTTTTTACGGTGTCAGCCCTATTAGAGCATTATTAAATACTATGCAACTTGACAAAGCATCTTTAGAGGAGCTTAAAACATTTTATGATGGCTCTAGCCTAATAAGTGGTTTAATAAAATCTGAATTACCACTTACTCCAGACCAAATAGAGAGTTTAAGAGAGCAGTTTAGGGATTTATATGGAAAAGAGGGTAAATTCAAAAGAGGTACTGCTGTGTTACCTAATAAGGCTGATTATGTCCCTATTCAAGCAAACCCTAGAGATAGTATGTTATTAGACTCATTAAAAGTATCAGAACAGAGAATTTTTAGAGCCTATAAAATACACCCTGTTGTTTTAGGTGGTGAGATTACTTCTCCAACACAACCACAACAACTAATGAAAATGGTGTTTAATACAGCTGTTAGACCTTATCTATATAAAATACAAGATAAAATACAACAACACTTGAATAAGTTTTATAGAGGGTTACACTTTGAATTTGATTTAAATAGAGTTGTAGAACTAGATACAAGCCTAGATGTTAAAGCAACAAGTGCAAGACAGCTATATATTACAGGTATAACATCTTTAAATGAAAGTAGAGAATTAGTAGGGCTAGAACCATTAAAAGATGTTGAAAATGCTGATAAACACATTCTAGCAGTTTCTATTATAGGAGAAATACCACATTATGTTGAAAACGGTATCCCTACCGTTGAAGATATTACAAGAGATGTAACTACAAACAACCCATCAACATCTGACCCTTTAGGAGGGGCTAATGATAATCCTTTAGATGTTGATTCTACTTCTAACAATGTTGGCTAGTTTTTAGCTGACATTATCCCAAAATACAAATACAAGCAATCTACGACATTCTGCACAAAAAATAAAAGGAAAATTGATGAAAACTAAACACCTTAATTTAGAAATTAAAGCTGTTAGGGTTAATGAGAAAGCAGACGGTTATGAGTCTGTTATTGTGGAGGGCTATGCGAACCGCTATAAAGATGAAACAGGACAAATTGTAAAAGATGAATGGAATGAGTCTGTTGCTCCAGATGCTTATGATTTATCTTACTACTTAAAAAACCCTATTGTTTTGTATAACCACGAACATAGAAACTTTATAGGTAAAACTTTAGAAATTGAAATGAGAGATGATGGTCTATATGTCCAACTAGAAGTATTTAGAGATATTTATCCTAAAGTATATTTTGGGCTTAAAACAGGAACACTTAGAACTTTATCAATAGGATATGAAGTTTTAGAGGAAGAAAAGAAAGAAGATTACTATTTATTAACTAAAATTAAGTTATTTGAAATTAGTGTTGTTCCTCTACCTATGAATGTAGAAAGCCAAATTGCAGAAGTAGATAGTGAAGTTAAAATGTTTAAGTGTGCTGATGGGAAATGTGTATTAGCTTATAAAGCACTTGAAGAAGAAGCTGAACCAACAACTGAACCAGAGGCTGAACCAGAGGCTGAATCAACAACTGAACCAACAACTGAACCAGAGGCTGAACCAACAACTGAACCAGAGGCTGAATCAACAACTGAACCAGAGGCTGAACCAACAACTGAACCAGAGGCTGAAAAAACTATTGAAGAGCAATTAGCAAGTTTACCTTTAGAAGACCAATTAAGAATTTATGAGTTACTAGAAGAAAAAATTAACGAGCAGTTTTCATAGAAAATTTACCGATAGCACACACAAAAAATAAAAGGAATGTATAATGGGCATTAAAAAATTTGAAGAAATGGAAAGCAGACTACAAGAGCTTAACCAAGAGTTAGGAGAAAAATCTAAACTAACAGCAGAGCAAGTAGAAGAATTAAGCAAAGAGGTTATGGAGCTTAAAAAACTTGCTAAGAAAAATATTACCGCAACTCCTGAAAAAGCAACTGATAAAGAAGTTGAAAAGGTTAAAGATGTTCTTTTTATTAAGTCACTGGTAACAGGTATGCCAGCTAAGTCTTTTGATGAGTATAAAATCTTAGAAGAAAAAGCATTAGTTCCTGATGATTTACAAGATTGGTTAGCAGAGGAATTCTTAGGAACTGTTTATGAAGATTTACAAGCAATGTTAGAGCTTGAAAGTATCTTCCCTAAATTCACTTTACCAAGAAATAGAGAAACACTTTCTATTCCAGCAGTTGTAGATAATATTGTAACATACAGAATTCAACCTGCACAAGATGCTATTGAGAGTGCTTTAGGTGCTGGTAAAATCAGCTTTAAAACTGACAGACTAAAAGCATTAGTAACAAGTGCTGACCAAGCAGACCTCGAAACAATTCCATTTTTAACTCCACTAATTAGAGCTAAAGTTGTTAGAAGTATTAAAGATGCTTCTGAAAAAGCTATTGTAAGAGGGGATGTGAATATATCTGATGTTAATGATGTAAGAAAGTCTTTCGATGGACTTTTAAAAATGGCTAAAGACGCTGGAAATGTTGTTGATAATGGCGGTGCTAAAATCAACATTGATAACATTTTAGAAGCTAGAGCTAAATTAGGGCTTTACGGACTAAGACCAGCTGACTTAGTAGTAGTTGTAAACCCTAAAGTTGGTTATGACCTATTAAATGCTGATGATAGGGTAACAACTCTTGACAAATATGGTAGTATGGCAACTTTAATTAGAGGTGAAATTGGTAAAGTTTGGGGTATGAGCATTGTTGTTTCTAGTCACATTCCAGAAAATATGAACGCAGATGGAAGTGATGATGAGAGTGGTGATAAAACTGCTGTTCTAGTAGTTGCTAGAGATTACTTTGGTGTTGCAGAAAGAGGTGGTATCACTCTTGAAACTGATAGAAACATTGTAAATTCTACTAACATCTTTGTAGGATATAGAGACATTGACTTTAAAAAATTAACTCTTAATGACACTGCAGTAGCTATGGTTAGCAATGTTGGGTAATCCCCAGCTTGCTAAATAAAGGATAAGCTATGGCAAAGAGAAAAATTAAAACAGAAGAGGTTGTAGAAACAACTGAAAAAGAAACCCCTAAAAAAACTCCTAAAAAACCTACTAAGAAAAAAGTTAAATACACTGGAACAGGAATTACATCATGTGGAATTGACTTCAAAAATGAAGATATAAAAGAAGTTGATACAAAAACTTTTGAATATCTTTTAAAAACTTTTCCAAACTCTTTCACAGAGGCTTAATCAGCCTCTACTCCTACTTACAAAATCATTAAAAAAAATAAAGCGACACACACCTAAAAAGGACTTAAACAATGTCTAACAATATTCGTGGAAAAATCATTGATGATATAGTTTCAATACTTGAAAACACAGGTGCATTTAAAAAGGTTTATAAAAATCATATTCCTGTTTGGGAAAAAGCTAGATACTACCCAAGCATTGGTGTAATTTATGAAAAAGAAAATGTTGGAGAAAATAGAGTTAATTATGCAGGATACAATAGAGTATACGGAACTATAAGATTTTTAATCTACAATAAACAACATAGAGATACTTATGAAGATAACTTAAGTGATTTAATAGATTTAGTTTATAATAGCGTGTATGATAACCTAAAATGTGATAAGCTTGTTAATTATAACTTTACAAGTATGAAAAGAGACGGTGGATTGTTACACCCTTATTCAGTTGCTGAAATAACATTAGAAGTTACTTTTTCAGCAACTTGATTGACTTTGTAGTATAATTTTTATACAATACAATAAAAAAAGGAAGTAAAAATGGTTGAATGTAGTTACAGGTTTAAAAAGAAAAAAATAGAAATGTTTTTAGATACTTATAAGGGACTTAGTTACCTATTAGAAGTTACAGGTTTAGAAACTAAAAAAGAGGCTGAAGCAATCCTAATTTTAGGAGAAGTACTTAATGATATTGATGAGTTATTAGTAATTATGTATAACAACAATTCAAATATGTATTCAGCAGTTATAGGCAGTCTATTTGTGGCTATTGAAATTGATTTAGGAACTAATATAGGAATTAATAAAGCTTATGATGCTTTAGAAGTTCTGGAAAAGTATATTAGTGGAGAGGCTTTCAAGGACACTTTACCAAAATAAATAGAGGCTGTTTAAGCCTCTAACACATCTACTAAATCTCCAAACTTACCAACCTTATTAAAAGTATCATTAGTGGGTTTAACAAGATTTCTTAATATTTTCTCTTGCTTTTGCCCTTGTTTATAAGCACTATCAAAACTAAATGTAATAAATACAGGCTTCTTTTTAGTATCATCATTTCTTCTTAACCTACCTATTAGTTGTTCTAAATTCTCTTTAGTATTAAATGCACAGTTGATAATTGTATCTAATGTGTAAATTGAAACTCCTTTTGTTACAGATGTTCCTGAAATTAGAATAGGACTTTCTCTTTTATCAAACTTCTCTAATATCTCATTCTTCTTTTTTTGTGTTGAGTTGCTGTTAAGTAATAAAGGTTTAAGCTGTTTAAACAGCTCTTGATAAAACACTTGAATAGACTGTGAAGTTGTATATAACAAAACCTGTCTTTTATTCTTAACAGCAGTTGTAACAAGCTTTACTAATCTCTTTAAAAAATCCCTATGAGTGTATAGATTAAATAAGAATGAATGGTAATCCTCTCCATAAGCTGAAATAGGAATATGGTGTGAATATATATCAACATCTAAATTATCAGGATTTGTAGCAATCACTTTATGATAACCCAAAGCATCATAAATAGCTTCAGTCAGCCCATCAGACCTTGTAGGGGTTGCTGAAAGACCTAATCGGTATCTAGCAGGAATTGAGTGTATCACATCTGTAAAAGCTCCTATTGAAATTGAATGACAATTTCCTGTTACATATGGCAATCCATTCTGTCTAATATAAATATAATGTGTTGGGACTTCTACACAATAAACATAATCATTATATATATAGTTGTATTTTTTACTATTTATAAATTCATATTCAGTTCCGTCAATATTAAATAAGTTAAAATTATTAGGAAACCATTTAATTGAACCTGTTAGTTTGTTTCCTGTTTGTGTATCTTTTATTAAGTGATTATGTCCTGCTGTACTTTCTATTTTATATTTATCTGTTTTAACCCCATATATTAATTTAGAAAACCTTTTAATGTACCTAGTAGGCATCACAAAATCATATTCTAGAGTATCAGGATTAACTTGAGCAACTTTAGTACTTCTATCTAATTCATCAAACCTAACCCAACCTTTTTCAGTAAAAATTTCAGTATCACCAGTTACACACTCATCTTGAACTACAAACCCAATTTCTTTACTTAGTTGTTCTAGTAAATCACTATTTTTTAATAGGAACTGAAGAGTTGCTATATTAACATCTCCTAATTTTTTATTCTTACTACTTAACAAGCTTATATCAGTATCTTTAGTGTTATTTTTAAACTCCTTATACATTTGGTCTGCTAATAAAGTCTTATCAACTAATATTAAAGACTTCTGACCAAGTTCCTTTACAATGTGTGCTAATGAATAGCTGTTATGTGTCAATGTATACCCATCAGTTACGTATAAATGGTCTTGACTATCAATAGCTATACATTTCATTTCAGTTTTATTTGGTAGCTTCTCTATTTTTGTTATTCTTTTTTTATCTGTAACAAAATCAATATATAAATCATCATTACTTTGTGTGACTAAAAAACCACAACTTCTTATAATATCTGCTATATTGTTTTGTAATATAGACTTTTTTATTAAAGTTAAACTTGCTGTTGGTAGGATATTTATATTTCTAATAATACCTAATAACCCTTTTATAAATAAAATTCTATCCTCTATGTTTGCGTATAATAATGTTTTAGGTATATATTTACTTTGTTTTACATTTTTACCTATACTGTAAGCATCATAATATATTTTGTTATTGGATTGTGTATATTTAGGAAGTCTAATATATGCTCTTGTTAAATTATTAAATAACCACTTAGTAGTTACTGTTTTTTCGGTATTATCAACCTCAATAGTCCATAAGTGTTCTAAACCACAATCAACATATGTTTTATCTGAAAAATGTAATCTATAAACATCTTTAACACCTTGTGGAAATACTTCTAAGACCTTTTTTGGTAGTCCATCAGACCCTATAACATAATCTCCTGCTTTAATTTTTTCCATTGTTGTCCAACCATTTGGTGTTAATATTTTTGAGTATAATGGTTGCTCTTTCCCCCACGAGGGCGGGGCCTGTAAGATACATTGTGATTTTGTTTTTAGTAGCTCTAACATTTGTCTAGTAGGCTCTTTTTGTCTATCCAGCAATGAGAAAGTATCTGAAACAGATATATTAGCAGGATTTGTAACAGTCTTGTTATGAAACTTAATCTTAAACTTATCAGGCTCTTTAATAGATTTTATAAATTTCTCTAAATTACGTGGAAAATATGCTGTTGTATCATCAAACTTAATAGTAGTTACAGCCTCTATTGTTTGGTGTTTCTTCTTGTAGTATAAATAATTTTCTAAATCAAAGTATGTTGATAACTCAAAAGGAACTTGTAAAGTTCCTGTAATATCTACCTCTATTAGCTTTTTCATCAATGCTCCTTTTCAAAACCTAAATCAAATAATAACTTACTATACTCAACAAAATTATTAAAAATATTAACTACTATATATCTATCACCAGCATTTAAAATCAAACTTTCTAAGGCCTTAATTGATGTAGTGGGTTTAAACGATTCTAACCCTACATTATCAATAATAACTAAGTTAGCTTTACCATAATTTATAGTGCTATCTATATCATTATCAAACAAATTCTCTATATAATTTTTAAAATCAATATACTTTACAAATGAGTGGTCTTGATTTTTCTCAATCTTTTTTCTAACATAGGGATACATATTCTTTCTAAATGCTATAATCTTTTTTCTATCTTTAGAAAAACCACCTGTAAAAGGCTGTAACACTTTTTTATCAGTAACCTTAATAATATGTGCCATAACAATATCAATCTCTTTTTCAGTCATCAGATGCTCCTACATACCAAAACTCATCTAATAAACCTAAACCTATAAGACAATCCTCTACCTTATGGTACAGGCTGTCATATTCAGTATTGTAGCAAGTATAATCAATTAAATTATCAGGAATTTTATCAACTTCTGTTTCAGTTGTGTGAACATCTTTTAAGCCTGTATCCCTAATAATTTTAATATTTACACTGTCCCATTTCTCTTTCAAATAGTCTGCTTCAATAATCTTTCTAACATCTGTAACTATTACAAAATCCATACCTATATTTTTATAGTAAATTAAAGACTCGCCTAATCTATTCACATAGTATTTTTTATTTGTTTTACAGTTTTCCTCACCAATAAACTGCAACCATTCTCTAATAGTTCTAACATCATACAACTTATCAGTGTTCTTACTTTCCTCTAATTCAGTTAATGAAATACCTAACATATCAGCCACTTCAGATTTTAAAGGTACTGCTAAGGCTGTTGTAGCAACTTTATACCCTTTAAACCTTAAATGTCTTGTCATAATGTCAGCAATAGTGTCCTTACCAACATTCTTTTTTCCTATTAATCCTACTACTTTCATTTTAATCCCTTTTACTTTTATAACCATCTAATAACTGGTTCACCAATATAACCATGTTCCCAAACAAACCTTTTAATTTATTACTCATTTTGTTTCTCCTTTTGTTAATGTATATAGTAGAAGTTTAACAAAATAAAGCTTAAATAAAAATAAAACTAAGAAATAAGTGACAGATAATAGTCTGAAAAGTCCTTGTAGTCGGATACAAAAAAATCTTGAAGAGGTTTGTACTCTTTTACTAATTTAATATCAAAGTACTTTCTTATCTTCTTATCTGATAAGTACCTACCGTTACCTTTAAAGCCTGCTTCATCTTTGTCTAAAGCTAACACTAAAGTTTCTATACCTTGACTTAAAAGGTACTCTATTTTTTTATCAGTAAAAATATTTGCTGTTCCAAAATTAAATATAGCCTTCAAACCCACCTGATTCATTAAAATAGCATCTATAATCCCCTCTACAATAACAACTTCACTTCTTTGAATATCAAACACATTAAAAGCTGGATAAATAATTGAATAAGGGTCTATACCTTTACTGTATAAGTACTTAGGAGTTTCATTGCCCAAAGCTCTTGAATTAAACCCTTGTAACTTCTTTTTAGAGTTGTAAAAAGGAAATATTACTCTATTTTTAAATCTACCCTTATCAGTAATGAATAAATCTAGTTTATTAATAGTATCTTCCTCAAGACCTCTCCAACCTGCCTCAACATCTCTAGTTTTGATTGGTAATTTAAACTCTACTTTTTCTTTTGGCTCATCTTTCTTTTTAAAATGCTTATTAAGTATTGCTTTAGCTTCCATTTCTAATAGTATTTTATCATTTATCTCACCTTTAATCCAAAAAATAGGGTGTATAGTAAAACCACACCCAAAGCACTTTCCAGCCCCTGTTTCAGTATTAATTGAAAGAGATGGACTTTTATCATTGTGTTTTGGATTAAAGCATTTAGATAAAATCCACTCGTCACCTGTTACTTTATAGGGAATACCACTTGTTTCTAAATAATCTAAAATTAACTCTCTCATTTTAAACTCCTTTTTGTTTTCCTAACTCAAACCATTTAATATCATGACCAACTAAAAAATCTTTACAATAGTATATAGACTTAAATGAGGCTCTTTTACCAATTTGATTTTTACTATTATCAAAAAATACAGCCCTTTCCTTTGGCATTAATAATTGTAGTTTTTCATTTTTAAATACATTATATACACCGCCGTCATTAAACCACGAAGCAGTGCTTAATAAAACAAATGGTTTATGTAAGCTTAAAGCTCTTTCAAAAAAAAGCCTTTTATTTTTAAATGGTGGATTACTAACAATAATATCATAATCTAATGGTTCATACTCAAAAAAATCTTGTCCTGTTAAAATATGAGAACATATTACATTATAACCAGCTTCTTTAAATATTTTACAATAATAACTTTCAAAATATTTTACACCTTTAATCTCTAAATCTTTTTCTAAATCAAATGGACACCATATTGTCAAATTTTCCTTTCCTATTTTATCTTTAAATTCTTCAATAAAAGACAATAAAGGTGTTATCAAATATGGGTAAGTATATGATTCATCACTACCTGTTTTTTTATATTGATTTTTTGTCATACAATCTCCTTTTTGTTTATTTTAACGTATTATACTTAAATTCTCTCATAAATAACAGTTGGTAAAAACTTCATACAAGCAAAATCAGCCTCTAAAATAACAACACATTTAGGAGCATTTCTAGTTTTCAAGAAATAAGCTTTCATAATATCAAACTCATCTTCTCCGTTACTCTCTTCACTCTTTAATAAATACACAAAAGAAGTAGCACTAAACAATAACTCTTTAGAACCTCTAACAGATATTTTAATAACATTATCTTTCTCTTTCACATCTTCTTTATTAATCTGCACAGGGCTGAATATGACCTGACCAAGCCTCTTAGCCAGCTTGTGTAAGTGCTTTGCCATTTTTGATAAAACAAAGAAGTTCTCTTTAAAGCTATCTTTTTCAGCTGGCTCTACTAAATTTAGATAGTCTATCCCTATTACATACCCTTTTAAAGTTTCTAATTCAGAATATAAACCATCTGTTGTTAAATCATTATCCATAATAAGAAATTGATTATCCCTATTAAAATAGTCTTTTTTCCACTCATTAACCCTATCAATATAATTAGGATTAGCATACACTTTCTCAAATGGTACATTATTAACTAAACTATACATTCTAGCATAAACCTCAAACCTACTTAACTCTAAAGAGAACATTGCTACATCTTTTCCTCTCTCATAATTATACATAAGCTGTTGTAGTAAGTAAATAGACTTTCCCCCTCCTGTATCACCACCAATAATGTTTAAACCAGCAAATTGATAATTCTTTTGCTTAAGGATAGGAATAAAAGATTCAACTGTTGTCATTGCTTCAACAGCATACTCATCATCTTTTGGATTTACTAACCCACTATCTAAAATATTAACTGCACTAGATTTTATTTTATCTAACTTAACCAGCACTGATTCAGTTTCTTCTTCATTAATATTTTCTAGTAGCTTATTAATATCCTTCATAACAACTTCTTTAGCTACTGAAGATTTTATAATAGAAACTGTGATATCATCAAATTCAGTTTCTATTAGCTTATTAAAAGTGCTACTATAATTAGGGTGTTTGTGTAAAATATAAGTCTTAAAGTTATTTGCATTAGGTAACCTCTTGTAAGTACTATAAAACTCTTTTAAAATTTTAACTAAACCTTTTTCACTATTAATATTTAATAAGCTTGTTAAAAGGTTCTCCTTACCCTCTTTAACGGCATATGCAACAGCTCTATTAATTACATTCATCATAAGCCTTTCTAAGCACTATCATTTCATCATTTTTATCTATTTCAAACAAAACACCCATCACTAAATCTTGTAGTATAATGTTCTCAAATTTCACAAGAGTTTTAACCTTATCAAAATAACACTCATATACATTATCAAACACTTTATCAATAATTGAAATAGTGTGATAATACTTTTTACCGTTTTTCTCCAATACACTAATAATCATTTATACCTCCTCTACATTTTCTTCGTAGGCTTTTTTACCTAACCATATTTGTGGATTTTTCTTCCTTTCTACCTCTATTAAGTAATAAGTAAATGCCCTTTTATAAACTTTATCTTTAACCACTCTCAAGAGTTTGGCAGGCTTTCCTTTATATTTGATTTCTTTCATCTTTATCCTTTTTTAAAAATAATAACACTTGCAAAGTCTAGCAAAAATTAACTTACAAAAAGCTGAAACGGCGACACTCAACATAAAAATAGGAGTTTAAATTGTATAGAAAAATACTAGAAGTAGCAATCCCAACTATTTTAGTTTTAGGTTTAATAATCGGTTATCAATACTATACCAACAAAATAGAGAAGCTAGAAAGCACTTTAAAAGTATGTAAACAGAATTTAGAAAGCCTTGAAACAGCTTCTGATTTTCAAGAGGTAGTACAAGATATTTTATTGCAAGATGTAAATGTTTCAGTAAAAGAGATTAAACCTTTACCTGTAAGCAAACAAACAACTGAACCAGAAGAAAAAACATTCACAATTATATATTAAGGAGTAAAAAATGTTAAATGTATTTTATAAAAAACACTTTAAATTACTAAATGTACTTTATACTATACCATTATTATTAAGTGGTTGTGCAAGTCCTGAAAAAGTTACACCAAAATACCCTAAAATGCCAGTTTACAAAGTCCCTAAAAGACCTAAAATAACTTTACACCAAAAAGGAAATAGATTGTGTATGAGTGTATCTGATTTCAATAAAATAAGAAAGTATGATACAACACTTTATAAGAGATTTATGAAGCTGAATAAGGTTAATATAGAGTATAATAAGAAGTTTGTTAAGACAGGAAAGTAGCCTGTCTTACTTATTTAATAATAATCTAAAAGTCTCTCTACCTTTAGGTGTTATTAAGGTTTGTAACCCTGATTTCTTTTTAGATTTCCACTCTTTTATTTCAAATAACTCTGGAACAAACTCATTATATGGTTTTATTTGTTTATTCTTATCTCTAAAAATAAAATGATTATCTAACAGAAAATGAATAAAGTCTTTTTGACCTATACCAAATTCTTTAGCAGTATCCCTAAAATTAGTTAATAACTTTCTCTCTACTAAAGCATCAAAATATTCTGCTTTGGGTTTCATTTGTTTATTCTCTAAAGCTAATTTTTGTCTTTCTTTTTCCTCTTCAATCCATCTTTCAGCCCTTTTAATTGGGTCTTCAATCATATAAGATGGGTTATCAGCTTTATATTTTTTCTCAATTTCAATAAAGTATCTTCTTATTTCATCACCTTTTTGGTTGTTTTCCATCATTGCTATCATTTTAGCGGTATCAACAGTTATAATATACTCTTTTTGTGGTCTCCCGCCTTGAGGGTTTTTCATAGAATTATGAATAACTATAAAATCCTCATTTTCAATAAATCTTTCTAATCTCTTCTTAATCCAATCAGCAAATTGTTGTTTACTTTCTAAAGCCTTCCAAAGCTCTCTAGCATTAACAGCATTAACTGTATCAGCACCTATTACCTGTGTGTTAATTTGAATTATATCTTTCATTTCAATTCTCCTTATTTGCTTATATACACCCATTATACCTAATAAAACTTAAATGAAAATAAAAGTAGAAGTTTAACAAAATAAGAAAAGGATATACTCCCGTAAAAGAGAGTATAGGAAAGTAGCCTGTCTTGTTAAGGAATATCAATAATTTTAGCTAAATGATAAGCATCAGTTAAATCATCTAATTTCTTATACTCACTATTTATAAATCTCATAGCAACAGCATCTGGCAAGGCATCGAACATGTCCGCTTTTGAAGCTCTTCCATTTCCTGTGGCTTTCTTTTTAAGTGAGTTTGGAGGCGTTGTAATAGTATTGAAGCCTAAATCTCTACTAATAAAATAAACAATACCATTCAGCATTGCTAGTTCATTTCTCTTGCCTTTAGCCATAAAAGCTCCACTCTCAATATTCACCTTTTCAATCTCTAATTGGTAATACCCTAAAACATCTCTTATTTTTTTACCTATCTCAATAATTCTATCCATAATGTCTAAAGCTTTATTAGGTTGAATTAAAAAGAAGTCAATAAGAGTGTTATTTTCATTTAATATTACAACAGCCGAAGCAGTGCTTGATAAGTCTAAACCAACTTTTAACATCTTTACCTCCTAAGTGCTGATATAGCATCTATTAAGACTGACACAGCCAACCAAATAAACAAAGCAACTTCTAAAATAAGCCATTTGATTAAATTCATTTTTTACCTTTATTCTTATTCAGCTCTTTAACAGCTTTTGTAACAGCTCCCATTTTAATCTGTTCATAACCCTTTTCAGCTTGACACCAATCAAAAATAGGACATGTATCACAATCAACTATACTTTGATTATTACTTACACAGCCTATAATATCACATCTATTGTGCAATTCTTTCTTAAAAGTAGTAGCTGTTATCTCTTTAGTTGTATATTTTTTATACAGCTTTAAAAACTCTTTCTTATTAGGCTTAAAAGGCTCTTTACCAATTCCTTTAGTATTTATAGATGAATTATCTAATATAACCTTAATAAAGTTCATCTCAATTCCTTTTAAGCCCTGTTTCGGTTTAAATCAATTCTTTCTCTTCAAAATAAATAAGACCATCTTTCACTAACTCGTCAAAGTCTTCTTCAATATCCCCAACCAATTCAATAGCTTCTTTAGCCCACTCAATAGCCTTCTCTTTAGTAGTGAATGCAAACTCATCTTGTCCTATATCATAGTCACAAAAAATAGTGTAAATTTTCATTGTAACTCCTTATTAATGTCTTTAATCATTTTATTAATTATATCATAATCACACTTAAAAAATTCTGTTCCACCATTACTTTTATAGTTAAGATTAAACTTTTTGTATTCTGAATACTCATTTAGAATATACTGTTCTATATCATACAAATTTCCTAATACACTATAAGCAGTAAATAACACAGCTATTCTTTTACCTTGAAACCTCCTCTTAATATTTTTAGTAATTCCAATCTTATAGAGTCCTGTTTCTAAATCCTGAATAATATATAAAAAACCTAACTCTTTACTATTTTTGTGATGAGGAGTAAACTTATTTTTATAACAATCACATTTCTTTAAACCTTGTCTAATTAAGTTAGTCATATTTTGAGTATAATACTTTTTACAACCTTTACAATAAAAAGTAATTATTTTCTTATTTTGTTTCCTTTCTGGTACAATAGAAATTAATAACCTCTTCTTATTATTATAAAAATACTTATCCAAATGAGAATAAAACACTTACACAGCTCCTTAAAAGTTTAGCAAATTATAACTTATTATCTCATTACTTTCAACAAACTCAAACTTACTTAATAAATAACCAACTACTGAACTAATAAGATTATACCCTTACTAATAAATACTAATCTCTATTAATTTAAATATTTAGATACTCTTATTATACTGATACAATTACTAATACAGTTAAGACTACAAGCAATCTTTCAAGGACTGGTACGGAAACTGAAAAGCTTTTAAAAAATTAAACAAACTGATGGTTTTGGACACTTAATATAAACCCCTTTCAAAGCACCTAAACAGCACCTTTTAAGCACTTTGTCAGAATTATCTAAACTAATTGTAAAATTCCTTGTTTTAATAATGGATAGTATGTTAAAAAACTAACTGTACCAACTCTTTAACAATAAAAACAACAAAATAAGCTTTTGAAGCACTTTTAAGGTTAAGGGTAGGTAAATGTATAGGTAAGATGAGAAAATGGATTTATGAGCCTGCTAGACCCCTTTAAAGAGGTATAACAGTTGTTAGGTTAATTAGGGGAAAGTAGTATCAATCATTTTTTCTAATTCATTGATGATTTTATTAACTTCATGTATATTTTTAACTTTTTTAGGTCTTAGACTGTTGATTTTATTAAGTAAATCAAATCTTAGTTTTTTAACTTCTTTTTGTTTATTTTTTAGTCGGTTATAAGCTAGTTCGATTTCATCATTAATTAAATTTACTTTTAAAGGACTTAAAGGTCTTAGTTTAATTTCAATACAACATTCAATTTCATTCACAAAATCTAAACTATTTAATTTATCATAACTAAACTCTAAATCACTACTAATCTTTAATTTAGTATAATAAAGTTGTTTATTTAACTTTCTAACTTCACTTTTTAAAACACTACTTAGATATTGTTTAGTAATAAACTCTAAGAACTTTACCAACTCTTTTAAAGCAACCTTATAAGCTTTTTGTAAATTAATATACTCATTTGTATAAGCAGAATTAGCTAACTTGTAACCTTTATTTGTTTTTTGGATTGTAATCATTTTTATCTCCTTTTAAGTTGTTATTTTATATTGTACTGTACTTTTTCTTAATTTGTTATTAAATGCTTTAAAAGTCCTGTATCAGGGCTGTTTAGGTATTGTGTAAGTTGTGGTTTTGTAGGTGTCCAAAACCATCAGTTTGTTTAAAAAAACAAGCAACTGTTTAAGAGCTGGTACAGTGCTGTGAGGGTATCTAATACATATACTAAATATTTATAGTAAAAGAGATTAGTATTTATTAGTAAGTGTATAATCTTAATAGTTCAGTAGTTGGGTATTCTTATTAGACTTAATTTACTTTTAAGTTTTATTTTGTTATAATTAGTTTAAAGTTTAAGAGAGGTAAAGGAAATGAAAGAATTAATTACTAAAAGTTTAAATTATTCTGTATTAGTTACCAATGATAAGAATGAAGAATATAGTTATGTTAAAAAAGAAAAAGCATTAGATTATAATTTTATTAGATTAGGAAATGAATATTTTATTCCTGCTATTAGTATTGATATAGATAATGTTAATCCTTTTGAAGATAAAGACCCTATTGAAGTTTTTACAGAGCTTAAAATTCCTTTACCAACTATGATTGTAAAGACTACTAGAGGGTTTCACATTCATTGGTTTTTACAAAATCCTATTAAAACTTCTAACTATAAACAAACACAAAAATTAAACTTTATTTTAAATGCTTTAGCAGATAAGTTAGGAGCTGATATTCACGCTAAGGCGGCTAGTGCTGGTAGAGTTTGGAGAAACCCTTTAAAGCACTCTACAATGGAGTTTGGACACACTATTAAGAGTTTATATGAGTTTGATGATTTATTAGCTACTTATGAGGTTAAGAAAAAAACATTTAAGAAAGTTAAGAGCAGAAAGAGAGTATTTGTAGCTAAAAAAGATGTTATTAAAGCTAAGAAAGGAGAGAGAAATGTTAAGATGTTTGATTATTTAAGAAAATGGGCTTATAGAAACTTTAGAAATATAGGCTTAGATGGACTTGTGGCAGAAGCTTATTCAACACTTGAGAAAATGGAAAATCCACTACCCAAAAAAGAAGTAGAGAGTATTGTAGCAAGTATTAATAAGTTTATGATTACTAAGTATGTTAATAGGACTACAAATGAGAGAACTATTGCTTTTAATAGAATGTTAGCACAAAGAAAGAAAGATAAAACTATTAGAAAGATTATAGAGGCTATTTCAGCTAATATGCTTACTATTAAACAAATTAGAAATATGTCAGTTAGGGAGCTAGCAAAGCTTACTGGTATCTCTAAGTCTAGTGCCGCTAAATATAAAAAGATTATTAAAGATATTCTTATGTTATTATTAGGAGCTAAAGACAATAAAGACATTGATTTTGATAGACTTAGCTATGCTTTACTTGATAAGTTCTTAAGTGATTTAACAGGTGAGGCTTTTGCAGAAGATTTTGATGAGGCTATGGCACACATAATGGGGTTTGACTCTTATTATGAGTATTACGAGTTTGAAAAAGAGAGAAAGAAAAGAGAAACACAAGAGTTAATTGAGAAAGCATCTAAAGCTCTTGAAGAACAATTTATTTAGAAAGGAGAAATAAAATGAAACATATAGACGTAGTTACAACACTTAATTTAATTGAACAGGAGCTTTTAGGGAGCAGTGACATTACTTTACAATATGCTGATAAAGTTGATGTTGATAAGATTTTTGATTTATACACTAAGGTAATTGCTTATAAATTAGATTTAGAAGTTATGAACCCTGATTTAGAAGATTTAGCTTTTGCTCCTATTGTTTTTGAAGTTTTTGATTATATCACACAAAACAACATTAACTATTCTTTTAAGAAAGTTGAAAATGCTGTTGCGGCACTGGTTAGGAGTGTTTATGCAATAGTTGGTAAAGAGTATGATAGTGAAGCTGTGATTAAGAAAGCTAAACAGAAGTGGAAAAAGAAACCTTTAGAGGATTTTTATCAGACCCTTGATAACATTCAAGAAAGGCTAGAGATATTAATGATTTCTCTATTTTTTGAGGAGGATTTGTTACAAGACAGAGCAAAAGAGATTAAAGGAATTGAGGCAACTTTTAGAGCTATTGATGATATTGATGAGGAGGATTAGATGTGTATTGAAACAGAAGCTGATAAAGCACTGAAACAGGAGATTGAAGAGTATATTAGAAAGTTTATGAAAGATTATAAATTTAGTTCTGACTATCTTATTTATTTAGAAGACTATTATGAGATTTTACAAGATTTAGGGGCTTCTGAAGCTTTGTATGATTTAAAAGGTTTTCTAGTGAGAGTATATAATAATAAATCAGTACATAAGAATAAGTACTTTCAAGAGTTTAGTAAGTTCTTGTTTGATGTTGTATTAGCTGATTAAATCTATCCATAAAGGGGTCTAACAGCCCCTACAACCCATTTTCTATTCTTACCTATATATTTCCCTATGCCAACCATTAAAACCTTTTATTTTTCAGCTAAAATAAGGTATAATATACAAAAAAGGATGATATATGATATTTACTGCTGATATTCACATTAAACTATCTGGAAATAAAAAGATTGATGCTTTTGAGGAGAATAGGGTGCTTGATTTAGCTACCCAACTAACTAAAAAAGAAGCTTTTAAAGATGAGGAAAACATTATTTTAGGGGGGGATATTTTTGATAAACGGTATCCAACAATTAGAGAGGTTGGGTTGTTTTTAGATTTTATTGAAATTTTGAAAGAGAAATACACAATCTATTTATATGCAGGAAATCACGAGGCTATTGATAAAAATACTACTACATTTGATTATTTGTATTTAAAAGATAAGTTTGTATTACTTAGAAATGATGTAGTATTTATTGATGGGATTGAATGTAGGTTTGTAGATTGGAATAACTTAGATAAAATAACTGACACAAAGGGCTGTAAGGTGTTATTTAGTCACTTTAGAGCTGGAGTCCCTTATGTAGAAGATGAAGTAAGTCCTGATTTAGTATCTGGTTTATATGATTTAACACTATTAGGAGATATTCATACACACAACTTTATTAGAAATAATGTAATATATTCTGGCTCTCCTTATACTACACACTTTAAAGAAGCTAGTATGCTTGATAATATAGTATTTAAATTAGATTACAAACTTCAATTAACAGCTGTAAAATTAGACTTAGGTAACAAGTATAAAATATCTGATAAGGATTTTAGTAAGCTATCTGAAGAGGAGAAGAATAAGCATCTGTATAAGGTTGTGACAAGCAATCCTGATTATAAGCCCGAACATCAAAATATTATAGAGGTTGTGTATGAGGGTGAAAGAGTTTCTAGTGTGATTGAAACAGCTCCTGTTACAACTGCCGAAGAGATTATTGAAAGTTATATCAAAGAAAAATATCAAGGCAGTGAGTTAAATTACTTTTTAGGGTTGTTTAAGGGGCTTTAAAGGTTGTTTTGTTATAATGAATAAAAAAAATATAAAGGAGAAATAAAATGAAAACTAATCAATTAATGACAGTTAATTTGGGTAAGTTTGGTAGTGTTAAAATATGGCACAAGACAATGATGGGAAAATTAGAAGATGTGTTAGAGATTGGTAATTCTATTAGAGAAGCTAAAGGGTTGAAACCTAAAAGACTTGATACTTATCTAAGAAAAAAAGAGACTTGGGAATTAATCTTAAAAGTATATAATGAGAGCTTAAAAAGTTCTTCGGGAATTCCCGAAAAAGTTCTTCGGCATTTGCCGAAAAAGTCTGATGAAAGTTCTTGGGCAAATGCCCAAAAAGTTTTTTATCAAGATTTGTTAGATGCAATTAAAAAAATATAAAGGAGAAATAAAATGAAATTTGTAACTATGTTTGACCACAATACAGGTGCTAAAAGTGACACATTAGAGGTTGTTGATACAACAGGAGAGGAAGAACATTCTGTCAGGTTTGTAAATAAAGATGGAAAAATATTTTTAGAGATTATCATCACAGATTTAGAGGGTGAGTTGAAAAATCATTCTTTTACAGAAATGCCTAAAAAACTTTTTAAAGATTTTGTATTAGAAATGGAGGCAAATATCTATGAGTAAATTTGATTTTAAATATTTTGGAGATAAAGCAGAAACTAGAGTTTTGTTAGAGTTTGAGGGTGAGCTAGTTGATTGCCCTATTGTTAAGTGTACTTTTAGTCTAGTAGATAATAGAGCTTTTCTATCTTTTTTGAAAGAAGATGAGGAGTATGTATATGATATGGACACATCAGAACTTAGTAAAGAAGATTTAGACCACATTATCCAAACTTTAAAAGATATTAGGGAGGGTATGGAATGACCCTTAGAAAGCTTTATATAGATAACTTTTTTAGTATTGATAGTTGTACTGTTGAATTTGAAGATGGTGTAACTATTGTTGAGGGAGAAAATAGAGATGTGTTGAGTGAAGATAACACAAGTAATGGAGCAGGTAAGACAGCTGTTTTTAATGCTATTTTACAGTGCCTATATGATAAAAATTTGAAGTCTGAAAAACTAACTATTAAAGATGTTTCAAATAATGTTACAGGAAAGCCTTATATGCTTGAGTTAATCCTAACAGGTATTGACGGAAACCTATACACTATTTTAAATGATAGAAGTAGGACTGTAACTTTCATTTTTAAAAATATTGATGGGGAATGGATTGATATTACTCCTAAGACTAAAAAACAACAACTAGCATATATAGAGCAAAATATTACAGGGCTATCATTTTCTAGTTTTGCTTTAATGCTATATAACAATCCAAACACTATTGAAAATATTGTAAATCTGCATAAAAAAGGTGGACTACTAAACACTTTATTAAATCTTGAAACAGTAAATCAATTAGCTACTGTATTAGCTGATGAAAAAACAATTTATAAAAATAAGTTAGATGTGGTTATTTCTAAATTAGTGGGAATTGATAACACTTTATCAGTTGATTATAAGGAAATTGATACAAGACCTTATGAGGCGGAGTTAGAAAGTATTGAGAAAGAGTATAATAAGTTTAAAGCATCAAATAACTTAGTAGAGCTTATACAGGGCTTATCAAGTGCTTTACAAGATAAACAAAGTATATACAACACAGAGCTTCAAAAGTTAAATAAATTAGATGCTAGAATAGAGGTTGGAAAAGGTATTATAAACAAACTTAAGACAGGAACTTGTCCTGTGTGTAAGAGTGATGTGACAGGAACTGTTACAGATTATGAAAAAGCACTTTCTAAACTTGAAAATGCAAGAGAGAGACAAGCAGGGGTTGTTTCAGCTCTTAAAAATGAATTACAAGATATTGAAACAGAGCTGAAACAACGTCGCAAAGATTATGATGATAAAGTTTCTTATTATAAAGAGACAATCAATTCTTTAACTAATAAGATTGATAATGCTAAGCAAATGAATGAAGAGAATAAAGAGTTACTAAAACACAGAGCAAAGCTTATTAAAAAGAAAAAAGAGTTAGAATCAGAAGAGTTGTTTTTAAAGAAAAGAATAAGCAATCTTGACCAACTACACAAATACATCAGGTCAGGAGATATTGAGAGCAAACTGTTAGAACATTTTGTAGCTCTACTGACAATCAAGGCCGAAGAGTTATTTAAGTTAACTGCAAACAACTTTATTATACATATTAGTTTAGTGAATAAGACTATTAAGCTAGATTTTGAAGTTAATGGAAGTAACCGTAATTATTCTGCTTTAAGTGCTGGAGAAAGACTAAGAGTTAATTTAGTACTGTTATTTGCTGTTCATAATGTTTTAAATACTTTAGGAGTTCAAACACCAAATGTTATTGTGTTAGATGAGATTTTAGGTGTTTTTGATAAAGAGGGAATAGGGTTTGTTGAAAGATTGCTTAATTTACAGTATAATAAGGCTATCTATTTAATTAATCATAATATTGAAATGAATAGTAATTACAGAGTTTTAAAAATTATTAAAGAGAATGGTTTAAGCCGTTGTGAAAAAGAGAAAGGATAAGAAATGAAGCACTTTTTAGATAGAGAAGATGTTAGTATTACATATAATGATAAAGGAAATCCAATTCCTGTTTTTAAGAATGGGAAATGGGATATACCAAATGAGCATTTAAGGTTTATTTATACAAAAGCTTCTAAGATTGCCGCTAAATCTTTTGAGGCTATTACCAAAGAGAATTTGTTTGTTGAGGGGGTATTAGCCTATATTAGAGGTTTAAGTAGGTATGACCCTACCCAAAATGATAATTATATGGGGTATATCCACAGAAGAATAGTAGGTTCTATGCAAGATTATATAGGCAAACAATCTATTTATGGTGCTGTTACAGTTAGACCTAAACAAAGAGATTTTGTACCTTTAAAAGACTTAACTCCCACTATTGAAACGGTAGATGTGGCAAGAATAACAGTAGGGAGACAACAAAAATTAGCTTTAGAAGAGCAAGTTATTTTAGACAATTTTTTTAAGAGGGTTATAGCAGACCTAAGAAAAGTTTTAAGTGATATTGAACTATTTGTTTTAATAGATTATTTTATTTATAATGAAAAAACAACTTTTATAGGGAAGAAAACAGGACTTAAAAGGAAAGAAGTGTTAGAAGTTATTGAAGAAGCTAGTAAAGAGGTTAAAGAGGTTCTGGACAAGTACTTGTTAAGCGATGAAACAGACTTAGATGATATTGTAAAATTAGTGTGGAAAGTATATGATTGATGCTAGATATTTATATGGGTTAGACCCTAAAGAGTTTGCGGATTTACCTTACAAAGAGGCTATTAGATTTAAATATGAGGCTGGTAAGGTGCTGGCTAAAGAGCTTGATGAGTTAATGGCTAATGAGCTTAAAACTAAATCATACAATGATTTGTACGAGCTTAGATTAAGAATACACAGAGTTTTGAAAGCTGTGAGGCATAATAAAATGCTTCTTGATGAGTTAGGGCTATAATCCCCTAACTTTTACTTTTTTATACACAGGGTCAAGCTCTAGTATTTCAACTCCTTTTATTTTTCCTTTATCTTTCATCACAATACATTTTGCTTTTGTTTTTTCTACATCTAAATTTTTTAGTTGTTCTTGTGTCAAGTCAATAGCTTTTCTTCTCATTTTTACTTTATAATTTTTGCCTTTAATTTTTACTTTTATGTAATGGATAAAACCTTGAGGGGCTTCTATTTCAACTAGATTAGGTTTCATAACTTTTATTTCATATTTTTTTTGCAATACCCCTAATCTACTGAATTGGTAAAAATAATTAGCTACTTGTGTTTCTTTGTTTTTAGCGGCTTTAACATAAGTAGGTTTAAAGTTTGAGTATTGGACTATTAAGAAATTGTTAAAGCTATCTATTCTAGGACAGTCTTCAAATTCACAGTGATTTCGCTCTCCTTTTTTAAATAGTTCAAATTGTAGGTTTAAATCTGTTTGACATATATGGTGGTAAATGTGATTAAAAACTCTTTTTTTGATTTTATGAACCTGTTTAAATTCAACTAATCTATTGTGTATTAAATCAGAGTCTTTGTGTTCTACAAACCCTATTAATACTTTACCTAATCTTATCTTATCTTTTAAATATTGTATATAGCTATAATGTAACCTGCCATCTAAAGAAGTGTGTGTAAAGCCTTTGCTATCAACATAAAAAAAGAATAAATGGTTTCTTGTAGTAGGAACTCTTAAATTAGCAATAGTGATTTTAGGTATATTTGGGTAAAACTCTTCTGTTTTATACACTTTGATTTTGTTTTTATCAAATTCTTCCCTATCTTTATCTATATGTTCTTTGAATAAACCTAATACTTCTGTTTTAGTCATAGTTACTTTGTAATTTTTAAGGTTTCTAATTGCTTGCTTAATTTCCTTGCTAGTTAGGAAGCCTAATAGATTGTATTTAGTTTGTGTGATATGTTTATACAGCCCTAATTCAGTTACTTTATGAGGAGCTGTTAAATAGTAATATAAGAATTTATTGAAGTATAATGTTTCAATTTCTGTATCAATTTCTTTAGCAAAGATAGCAGACTTAACTCCTAATCTTTGTGTTCTAACTCTAACAGGGTTTAAAAATTCTGCGTAGTGTCTTAATTTAAAGGCTAGTTTTGGGTTTTCTTTAAAGAAATCTGCTAAGTAATCTTTTCTTTCTTTGATATTTACTGTTTTAATTAGGTGATTAAAGAAGAAGTGTTCAATTTTATTAATCTCTTGTGTATTAAACATTTACAACCTTTTTAAGTGTTGTTTCGGTTTTATTTTTAATTTCAGGGTTATTTAAGGTTTAATATACTATACTTACAGAGTAACTTCAAAGTTGCCAAAATAAAAAAAAAGGAGAAACAATGTCAAGATTTGAAGATATTAAAGCTGACTTAATAAAAGCAGGATATCCTGAAGAGTTAGCTACAAAAATTGCAAAACAAAAAGCAGGAACAGCTGGAGGTAGCGGAAGTAAATTAAAATACTTTAAAGTGAATAGAGAAAAAGATGATATTCTTTTAGACTTTGCTGACATCAGAAAAGGTTGGTTAATTGGAGACTGGAAAATTGCACAAGGTAAAGTTGAAGAAGAGGGTTGGGCGGCTCCTGAATTAGATGGGGTATTGGTCGCACAAGGTGTGTGGTATGAGGAGTATGTTCCATTTGGGCAAAAACCTCGTTATAGAACACCAATTTATAACAATATGTATATGAGTAAAGCAAAAGCTAGAGTTGAAAGTGGAGAGACTGTTGCAGAGCTTGTTCAGCAAGGCGTACAAATGTCTTGGAAAGCAATTCAAATTTGGCTATTGAAGCTTCCATCTGGTAAGTGGGAAGTTAGAGCTATTACGCACTCATATATGTCTTATTCAGCATTTGTAGAGAGCCTTGAGAAACTAGGTAAAAAAGTGCAAGATATTATCTTAACTGACCTTGTGACTTTAGGGGCTGAAAAAGTTAAAAATAGTGTTGGTTCAATGATTTGGGTTATGGTTGCTAAAAAGATTGAACCATTATCTTTAGACTTACTAAAAGAACTTTCACCTTTAATTGATGAAGCATTAGAAGTAGCTGATAGTGTTTTAAAAGATGCTGATGAAGTTGTTGAGCCAAAACCTAAACAATCTACTGACACTACTGTTAATGGTTCGGATACTAATAAAGTACCTGAAGTAGATATAGATGAAGATGAAATCCCGTTCTAGTCTACATTTAAACAAGAGGAGGTTTTAACTCCTCTTTCTTCTAAAAACTATTCCAAAATAAGCACTTATTAAGCTATTTGTTAGTATAATCTTAAAAACAGAAAGGGTAACAAATGAAAGAGATTATATTAGTAGATAGTTCTATTTACACCTACAAAGCTTTTAGTAGGAACAGACCTCTTTTATCTATCTTAGAAACAATCTCATTTACTCTTAACAAATTAAATAAAAGAAATGCTTTAGTGTATTTCTTATTTGATTCTAAGAGTTGGAGAAGTGAAGTTTTTAAAGAGTATAAAGCACAGAGGAAAGCTAATAGAGAAAAGTATCAAACTAAATCTCAATTAGATAAATTTCAACAGTTTAGAAAAGACCAACAAGAACTGCCAAACCAAATTAAGTATTTTGGTAGGGTTTTAAAAATAGATGGTTTAGAGGCTGATGATATTGCTTCTGTGGTGTCAGATAAGTTAAAAGACAAAGAGGATTATCATGTTACAATGATTACAGAAGACAAGGATTGGATTAAGTTTTTAGAAGATAATGCTGATGTTTATTATACAAATAAAGACTTATTATATACTAAAAAAGATTTTACTAAAGAGTATGGTTTTGAACCTGAAAAGTTAGCTGTTATAGATGCTTTTACAGGTGTCTCAAAAGAGAATGTACAAGGTATTAGAGGGTTTGGGGCAAAATCATTTATGAAGTATTTTGATGTTAACGCCCCTATTGAGGAACTGAAAGAAGATATACATGAAGCCTATAAAGTAGGGAGACAGCCTGAAAGATTTAAAGATACTAAGGAGATGTTTGACTTTAATTATACACTATTCAAAAGAATGTATTTTAAAGACTTAAATGAAAAACAACAAATAACATTAAAAGAGCAAATGAATACACCACAAATAAAATTCAAAAACAAAAATGATATGATTATGGTGTGTAGTAGATTTGGATTTATTCCTAATAAATTTGTTATTAATCAATTTTTACCATATATGAAAGGAGCTAAATAATGAATAACATGATAGAAGAAACGGTTTTAGAAATTATAGAAGATTTCTACACAAACAGGAGTACAATCCCATCTTTAGTAGAAAAATATGGAGTGGATTCTAATTTTATTTACAATTTATTACAAAGGAAAACTTACAAAAGAACTTGGAAGTTATCTAAATATGATTTCTTTGATGATGATGCTTTAAAAGCCTTTTATGATTTTAAACTAAACACAAATACTAAGGAGGCTAGATGATTTTTTTAGAGGAAAACACTAAAGAAGAACTTACACACCCTATTAAGGTGTGGTTCAATCCTGTTATTTTTAGTGGTGTGGATACTTCTAATCTTAGGAGCGAGCCCGAACTTTTAAATGATAAACTCCTTAGACTGCAAATTATGCTTAATTATTTTAATGAGACTAAGACATATATCCACAAAAAAGCTTCACAGTTGTTATTTGGAATACAAAAAGATGAACTTAAGGATATTGAAGATATTATAAATAACGGTATTCTAAAAAGAAAACCTTTACCTGAAAAGATAGTAATCCCTAACACAAAGATAAGAGCAAATGTTCATACATTTCAATATGAAGCCCCTAAAGGTGGTATGTTTGTGTATGTTTATGTAGATTATTTAGGTAATGCTTATATTACAAATGATAATCAAGATTGGCTAAATTTACCACATATTAAACAAGATTTGGAAAAATTAAATTTAAGAGATACTTATTTAACAGGCTATTTAGTGCATGAAACAACAGATGTAAATACTATTTCTTTAAGTGTAATACAAAGTTGGTTGTTTAGTTTAGATACGAAACTGTTTATAAATGATTTTTTTGACCCTGCTAGGCCTAAAACCACTAAGAGTAGGTTATTTGATTTTAGAAAGTATGTAAATTTAAATAGATTTGAATATCTTGATTTTATTGATTATCAAATAGGTGTTTATAATCCTGATTTGATTAACAAGCCTATTAACTCTATTAACTATAACTCTTATATCCAATCAAGCCAAATTCCTTACATTAAACCTTTAGAAACAGACCCGCAACCCTGAAATTTTCGATACCCTCCACAAAAAATGAGAGGGTATTATGATACACTATTTCCAATTTAGAATGGGCGGTAGTTGTAGTGGGGGTGGTTGTCCTGTTTTAAAGGGGACTACCTTTTCAACTACTGAACATTCAGATATTATTTTAGATTTAGATATAGAGGGTGGAACAGAGCCTTATACAATTATTATTGAGGGGGAAGATAAACAATTTTTTAAGGTTGAAGAGGGGAGTAACATAATTAAAGGTATACGCAAATTTGATTATGAATACCCTTTAGATGCTAATAAAGATAATGTTTATAAGCTTGATATATTAGTACTTGATAGTGAGGGTAAAGGGTCTAAAGAGACTGTTACATTAACTATTACAGATGATGAAATAGATAATGTGGTGATTGATAATCCTAACAACTTAGAAACTTTTGTAAAAATTAACTTTAATAGACCTATTAAAGAGTCTTATGCGGTTTATGAGTATGAGAAAGATGGTAGCTATATTGTGAATAACTCTCCTGATGTTTTAGCAACAAGTGAGGGGATTGTTGATTTAAAGTCTTACAGAACTTTTTTAAATAATACAGATAGTCCTAAAACTTTAACAATAGGAAAGTATCCTTATGTTAATATAGATGAAAATGTAACTCCTACAATTAAGAACTTATTGGCTTTAGGAACTGCACACTTTGAAACAGAAACTCCTATTAAAGTTTATTTTAAAGGTGGCAAAGAGTTTTGGGGTGCTAATACAAACCCTATTACATTAGGAGCAGGGGCTGAACTCGGAACTGACCACTATATTTGGAATACTTATCCTAATAATGGAGACCGTATTGACCCTGATATGGAAACATTTATTTTTGGTATGGGAGAAGACCCTGATAAGTTTATTTATATTTTAGCTGATGAGGGGGACATTTATTTTGAAAGTCAGGACTACCCTTTTGATGTTTATCAAGGTGATGACTTAATTGATGAAGATGTTTGGGACACTACATTATATCAAGATGATACAGAATATAAGATAGTGTTTAAAGAAGAGGAGTTTGAAGATGAAGATGACGAGGATATAGACGATGAATAAAACGAAACAAACCAAAAAAAATAAGGACTAAACAATGGATAAAATAACAATCTGGAAAGATAGTGATATGTACTTTCAAATTCCTGATAAAGATGGTGATGAAAGAGGAAGAGATATTCAAGTAGTAGGTAATAGTTGTTTATTTAAAGTTACTACAAGTGACGGAACAGTTTTTGATTTTAGGGAGAGCTACACTTTTGAAACAAAAGGAGGGGAAGTAATAGCAGCTAAGTATGATTGGGGTAAAAAGACTCCTTTTGGTGATGATTTTCCTTATATTGTAACACAAGCCCCTATGATTGCTGACAAAGATAAGATTAGACGCTGGAACGAAGATAATAATGATTATGAAGACTTAAACTTTGCAGATGTACAAGCATATAGTGAAGCAGATTATGAACTAACATGGGACGAAAATTACAAAGGCACTCCTATACCTTTATTAAAAGTTAATCAATATACTTACATTGATAGACCAATAACAAATAAAGAGAACGCATATGCTTTAATTACAAACCATAGTAAAATGATTTTTAATTTTTATTATGGAGATAGTGCTTTTGATAAAGACTATGATTTTTGTGTAGCAGTTGGAAACCCTGAATCTGCAAGTAACTATTACTACAAATATAAGATAGGAAGTAATGCAGAAAGTGGTAGATGGTATACAGTTATATTAGATATAAAACAAGCAGGGAGTGGCAGGGTATCAGAAAAAGTTTTAGCAGTTAAAGATAATTATACAGGTGATTTATACACAGGTTCAGATGCGGCTAACTATTTTAAGTCTGATAGTTCTGGTGCAAATTATTTTAACGGAATTATTATTGATGATGATGACCATGGACATTCATTATATGTAAGTTCTTTTATTTGGGTTAATAAAGACATCTCTTTAAATCTTGCTCTAGCTTTAGGTGAGGAAATCTGCCCTACTCAATTAGGTACTAACTAACATAACACAATCCCTACTAGGGGGTTGTCTTTTCTTTTAATCTCTTTTTAAGTTTTTTTTTGTTATCCTTTCTATTATTTTAACAAAAAGGATAGTTATGGAAGTATTATTTAATCATTCAGATGCTGTTAAGTATGTAATTTTAGTAAATGAGAATAAATTTAAAACTTCTGATTTAGTTATATACAAAGATATTTTAGAGGAGTCTTGTGTTATAGGGGTAGATATCCCTATAAAAAACACAATAAAAAAAGACGAGGTTGAGAGAGCTTTAAAAGAGATTGCTAAACTAGAAGATTTATATGATATTGAGTATATTTTAGCATCTGATAAGGCACTGCTAAAGTTTCTTACAACACTTTCTAAGCCTGATTTAGCAGTTGGTATGCTACTGCCTCAAAGTAAGTTAGTAAAAAAAATAACAAATAGTCCTAAACATATTGTGCCTATTTTTGATACATATCAGATTACCACTACACCATATAAATTAAAAATGTTACAACAGCTTTTACAGAACCTTAAAGGTTTTAATGGTGGGAATAAAACAGAAGTGTATAGACAAATTGAAACAGGGTTTGTAAAAGGTTTTGAAAAGATAAAATCAGAACAGGATAACTTTATAAATACTAAATCAGAAGCTTTAAAAGTGCTGACTAAGTTATTTAAAGAGCCTATTTTGTTTGTTGATATTGAAACAACAGGGCTTTATTGGTATAAAGATGGGCTTCTTACAATTAGTTTTGGGACAAAAGATGAAACAGCTTATTGTTTTGATTTGAGAGATGAAGCTATTTCAGAAGTTGTTAGTAGGTTTCTTTTAAAGTATCAAGAAAGTAAGAAAATAGTAGGGCATAATTGGGCTAACTTTGATAATCCTTTTTTAATACATAATCTATATTTAAAAGGCAATTTTTATAATGCAGAAGACCACACAAAGTATTATGAAATAACACAAAAACAAAACTATGAGGATACTTTATTTTTAGCTTACTTAGTATTTAATAGTACAGAAAGAACATCAAATTCTTTGAAAGCTCTTTCTTATAAGTGGTTTGGAGAGTATGATGAGAACATTGACCAATCAGACTTAATTAATGCTGATATTAGAGAGGTTGCAACTTATAATAATATAGATGTAATAGCAACTAAAAGAATTTATTACTGGTTATTAGATATTCTTAAACAACACCCTTTAAAAAACGAACTAAGAAAAGCCTATTTAAGTATGATTAGACAATCTAAAGTGCTAACTTATATGGCTTTGAATGGTATGGAAGTGGATAAAGCAAAGTTAGAAAGACTTGTAGTAGAGTTACCAAAAATGCTTGAAGATGATGAGAAAGCTCTCATCGGGTATTATGATGAAGAAAAGAAAAAGGAAGTTATAGGACACCCAAAAATAGCTGAAGCTGAAATCCTGCTAAGGTTTTCTGCTATGGAAAAATATAATCGCCAACACAAAAAACAAAAAACAATAGCTGACTTTAAACATATTAAATTCAACATAGCTAGCCCTAATCATAAACAAACTCTTTATTATGAGGTTATGGGTTTACCTTTATTAGATAAAGATAGAAAGACTGATAAGGATACTTTGGCATTTTGGTTAGAAAATCCTAATGTATCTGAAGAGGATAAAGAGTTGATACAACAAATTAAAGATATTCAAGACCTTAAAAAAGCTCTTAATACTTATATTACAAACTTAAATGATGGTTGTGTGCATACAGGAGCAGGAACCTATAAAGTGTTTAATCAATTCAACCAAACAGGAACTTTATCACGCCGTTTGAGTAGTTCTGGAGTAGTGTCTTTATTAACAATCCCATCTGGAAGCAAGTATGGAAAGACTATCAAAGATGTTTTTAAAGCTCCTGATGGTTATATGATGGTAGGGGCTGACTATTCTGCATTAGAGAGCCGTGTAGGGATTAATGAAGCACAAGATGAGGCTCTTTATGCTATTACTAAATATGGTATTGATAGTCACTGTTACAATACTTATTCTTATTGGTCTGACAAAATGCCAGATGTGAAAGAAGCTATTGAGAATAAAACAAAAGGTTTGGAAGTAGGTAGTGTTGAGTATATTAAGGCTATTAAAGATGATATTAATAGTATTAAGAAAAAGTACCCTAAATTAAGACAAGACAGTAAGGGATATACATTTTCTTTAAACTATCTTAAACAAAGACAATCTTTTAAGAAGAATGAAAGATTTATTTATGACAACTATTGGGAAGCCTATAAAGCTACTTATAATTATAATATGCAAACTATTGAAAAAGCTAAGAGTCAAGAATTAGAGTTACCACACCCTATTTTTTATATAACAGGCTGTGACAGACCTTTAAAGGCTAACTATTATTTAAGCCGTTTCAGCAGTCATTATGTGCTGTTGCCATATCTTAAGAGTAAATTAAGCTGGATTAGCAGTAAAGATGAAAGGGTGGCTGTGAATTTTAGTATTCAAAGTTCTGGATTAGCTACTATTAATGCTACGGAATGGTTATACTATAACACACCTGCATTTAAATATGACACAGTTTTAGTTAATATTATACATGATGCTGTTTATGCTTATTTAAAAGAAGAGATTTCACCAGATTATAGAGAATACCTAAAAAGGGTTGTTTCAGGTAATAGTGATATTGAATTACAAGGAAATTTAATAAGTTACAGTATGGAAAAGTTTGATGATTATTTTGATAAAAATGCTTCTGTTTTCTTGCCTATGGAAGCAGAGCCAGAATATGGGGACACTTGGGCAACACTTTCTTAGTACTTATGAGGCTTCCGCCTCAACTCTTTCAAATTTCTTTTGTAAAATCTATAAGTTTTATTTTTATTTAAGGTTTTGTTTGTTATACTTCTAATGTGACTATGAAGTCGCAAAATTAATTTTAAAAGGAAATGAAATGGAAAAATTTATCAAAGACAATATGGTTGGTGTTATTATTTCACCTAATTTTGGTGCTGGGTTTTCAACTTGGAATAATATTAACCCAATGGATAAGGATTTAGTAGAGGCTGTATTAAATAATGATGAAAAAAGATTTTTCTCTATCTTAGAGGAGAGATACGGGCTAGGCAAGGATGCTATATATTTTGAAGACCTTGATTTTGAGTTTGTTCCAAAGGGGACTAAGTTTTATATTGAAGAGTATGATGGTGCAGAAAGCATTGTAACTTTAGACCAAATAGAATTTTTAGAAGCATAAGAAAGGATACAAAATGAGAACAATAGATGAATTAAATGTACCAAAAAAATTAGAGGATAAAGAGAGTATTATAAGTAAAGCTGCTGATTATGTTGTAGAAGCACAAACAAATGGGTATAGAGAGCCAACTGATGAAGAGCTTTTAGGTCTTTTATTGTTAGGGTTAGATGCTCTTACTGTATATATTGTGCCAGAATTATTAATGAGTGGTAAATTAGAGAGCCTTGACAGCCTTGATAAGGATACTCCATATGAATATTATAAAAAACTTATGTGTTATATTGACAAGAGTAATAAACAAACTATTGATATTTTAATGGCAGCGGCAACTGCTAAAGTATTAAAGGGGGATTAATGATTAACTTTAAAAACTTAGACAAAGAAATTGATTGTATACCAAAAGCTAAGACTGAATATAGTGCAGGATATGATTGTGTAAGCAGGGTTACTGTAACCTTACCAGCTAATTCAACAGCTATTATTCCATTAGGTTTTAGTTATGATTGGGAAGACCTTGACGGTCTTGAAAAGATTGTTATGCAGGATATTTTTATTCAGTTAGAACTAAGAAGCTCTTTAAGAGCTAAAGGGTTACTTGCTGGTACAGGTATTTTAGATGCTGACTATACAGATGAAGTAAAATTGATTGTACACAATTTGAATAGTGAGCCTTTTGTTATCAATAAAGGAGATAGGGTTGCACAAATTCTTATTATGGAACATCAAGGTAACACTCTATTAGGCAATAAATATAGAGAAAACAAGCAAAGAAATGGTGGTTTAGGCTCTACTAACAAGGACTAAATATGGCTAAAAAATTAGATATTGATAGAGTTCATAATACATTTAATAGAGTAGTAACAGGTAGAGGTAGTGGAAAAACTACTAATATGCTGATACAAGCTTTAACTGAAACAGACTTTGGAAACAATGTAACAGTTGTTGCTTTAAATTCTGTTTCAGTTCCTTATTTGGAGTATTTATTAAGATTTCTTATTAGAGAAATGGGTTACTCAATTATTAAAGTTGATAGAAAAAAATTCTATTTAGACAATGGACAATGGATTGAGATAATCCCACCTTATACAGATTTAAAAGGTAAATCAAGTATAATCTACCGCGACGAAGGTTTATTCTACTAAAGGCTGAAACAGTTCCGTTTCAGCTCTTTTTCAGCTACTATATACTACAATTATAACATTAAAACAAAAAGGAGAATTATATGCAAGTAAAAAAAAGAAATGGTGAGATAGAGGCTTTTGATTATAGAAAACTTGACAATCAAATTAAATTTACTTTTAGAGGTTATGAGAGTTTAATTCCTATTTTTAGAAGTGAAATAGAAGAAGTAATAAATAACAGAAATGAAATAAGTTCAGATGACTTATTAGATTTATATATTGATACAGCTAAGAATCTAATTAGTAGAATGTATCCAGAGTTTGCCAATATAGCTGGTAGGTTTTATGTGCAAAAAAAACAAAAAGAGTTATATGGCATTAAACACGCAGGAGAATACCCTATTTTTTCAGAAACAATTATGTCAGGTAATATAGTAGGGATTGATTTAGAAAAGCTTGACGGTATCCGACCAGATGTTTGGCAGGAGCTGGATAATATGATTAAACCAGAATTAGATTTTAGGCTTACTATTATGGGTGCTATTAATATGTTTGATAAATACCTATTCAAAGGTGAGCTTCCTCAATTAGGTTATATGAGAGTTGCTTTAGCTCCATTTGTAGAAGAACTTAGTAATAAACCTAAAGAATATTGTGCAGATACTTTAGCACTTATTAAGCAAAGATACAACGACTTAACAGGTAATACGGATACTGGTGAGGTTGCTTACACAGAAGCTACACCAAAATGGATTAGTTCCCTAACAAAAACCCAACAAGTTGCTAGTTGTGTTGTTATGAATATTGCTGATGATAGTGAGTCTATTTTAGCAAACACTAATGATGCAGGCTTATACAGCCGTTACGGAGGTGGTATCAGTTGGTATATAGGCTTTTTAAGAAGTATGGGTAGTTCTATTGACTTAACAGGCGGAAAAAGTAGTGGTATAGTTCCTTTTTCAAAACTTTATGAGGCTACTATTAATGCTTTTAATCAGCGCGGTCTTCGCAAGGGTTCTGGAATTGCTGCTTATGATTGGTGGGGTCTTGATATAGAGGATTTTGTTATGCTTAATGATAAGGGGGGAGTTCCTGAAAAAAGAGCTAGAGGTTTAAAACTAAGTGTTGTTATTAATTATTTGTTGATTGAAAGAGCTATCAAAGATGAGCAGGTTGCTTTATTTGACCCTAAAGAGGTTGGGCTAAATTATTGTAAAACTATTGAAGAATTTAATAAGATGTATGAAACATATGAGAAAAATCCTCATATTAAAAAGAAGTTTGTTAGTGCTAGAGATTTAATTTCTTTAATTATTAAACAAAGAAAGAAAACAGGTAATATTTATATTCTGTTTAAGGAAGTTGTAAACAATGAAACAACGCCTTTTAAGGATACTATTTTTACAAGTAATTTGTGTCAAGAAATTATGTTACCAGCACAGCCCTTAGCAGGCGTTGATACAGAACTTAATTATAGTTTTAATGAACAAGAATACACAGAAACTAAAACAAGAGCTGTTGGAGATACTTGGTTATGTAATTTAGCAAGTATTAATATCAACCATTTTATGTTACTTAGTAAGTTTGATAGATTAAATATGGTTTATAACTTATTAAAAGCACAAGATAATTTAATTGATACAGCATTCTATCCTAATAAGTCTGGAGAATTTACTAATAAAATGTACAGACCTATTGGAATTGGTATCAACAACCTTGCTAAGTACTTTGCTAGAATTAATATTAAATTCTCTTCCAAAGAGGCTAAAGTAGAGATGGATAAGGCTATGAGAGAGTTTCAATTAACAGTTATAGAGGCTTCTACAATGCTTGCTAAAGAAAGAGGAGCTTTTCCTTTAATTAATAACACAAAGTGGAAAGATGAAAATTGGGTTAGAAGTTTTGTAAGAGATGAAAGAGTTGCTGATTTAGTGCTTGAAAGGGGAGTTCGTTTCAGTACTCATTTTGCAATCGCTCCTACTGCTACTAGTTCTCTAATTGCTAATGTAACAGAGGGTATAGAACCTATTAAGGACTTTATCAGTATCAAAACAACAGATTTAGGCGCTACTCCAAACCCTGCTCCAGACCTTAGACAGCTTGGAAACAGATATGAGTTAGCACACACTTTTGATAATTCTCATTTGATTGAGTTGGCAGGGATAAGACAAAGATATATGGAGCAGGGTCAGTCAGTTAACACTTATGAATTAGCTTATGATAAAGATAAGTCATACTCTATTAAGGAGGAGACAAAGCTATGGTTAGACTGCTATAAAAACGGAGTTAAATCATTATACTACTTCAATGGCTTAAAAGGTGCTGAAAAAGATGAATGTGAAAGTTGTTCTTCTTAATTCCTACTAATCTACTTTAAAGGGGCTGTTTCGGCTCCTATTCAATTTCTATTAAATATTTTTTGTAAAAGTTATAGGTTTTATTTTTCTTTAAGGTTTATTATCCAAACTAGCCGTAAAACCCCTTGTTTCAACAATGGGGATATAAGGCTTTACTTAAACAATTCTTTTTAAATTAAAATTAAGAAAAAGTATGATATAATATTAAAAGAGTTGGGGCATCAACTCTTGGTATAGACAGAATAAGACCTTAACGGCTTCTGTTGCTTTAAAACCAGAATCCCCTTGTTTTAACAATGGGGAGTGTGTCAAACTTTTAATGTGACTATAAAGTTGCTAAACATATAAATAAAAAGGAGATAAAGATGAAAACTTATGTATTAATTGATTGGGATATAGTACAAGGCTATACTGATGAAGAGGTTGTTGCAGTGGCTAAAGACAAGCAAAAACTAATTGATTTTGTAAATAAAAAAGGATTTGAGGGTGAGTGGAATAAAGATTCTACTATCTTTAGAAGACAGACTAGCAATCCAGATTTTAAAAGAGGCTTTCAAATATCTGAAACAGAAGAAATCTAAGAAAGGAGAAAACAATGAATAAGAATGAAATTAAAAAAATCAACTTAGTTATGAAATTGACTAGATTACCTTTAAGCGAGGTAAAGAAGTTTGTTGAAGAGGGCAAGTATTTTTTTGCTAGTCATACTTTAGACAACTTTACTAAAGGTGTTCTAGCTGGTAAGATTTCTATGGGGCTGACTTATAGAGATAAAGATGTTTTAGAGGCTATTGAATTAGCTCCTGAATTGTTTAGTTCAAGAAAATTATAAATAAATAAACAGGAAGCCCAATGATTAAACACCATTTTGGCCTCCTGTCAGCTACCTATAAATATACTAATCTCATTCTATCTAAATTATCTCTAACAATATTAGGCAATTTATCAGTTGTTCTGGTATATTCTCTTACAGTTATACTTTCAGCTGTATAAATATCCGTATCTTTTTTTAAATCAAAATACACTTTTTTAGCTAATTGTAAAACACTTGTTAAGTACTTTTCAGGAACTGAATCAATGCTTCTCCAACCTACACTATATTTTATTGTGTAAAAAGGTCTTAGTAAGCCTCTATGGTACACTTTGTTGCTTTCAGGCTTTACTTTGATAGCACTACTATCAATTACTTGTAAATCCTCATCTAAGATGTATTTAACTTCTTGAATATACCCATGTTTAGTGAAATAGTGTTTACTGTCTAGGCTTAATACAAGTTCTTCTATTTCCTTATACTCGAAAATGATATGAGTATAATTCTCAACATACACCACAGCACTTTTTAAGCACTCTATTAAAAACTCTTCTTCAGCAACTGTTGAAGCTTCATAATCTAGTATTAATTTAAATCTTTCTAATAAATCTACAAACATAATTTCTCCTAATATACTATGTTAATTACTACATTACTGTTATTACCATTGTCAAATACTAACTTACCGTCACTTTGTATTTTTAAATTACAAATAGAGTTGTCATCAGCATTTACTGCAATAAAGTAAATATCAAAATCAGGTTCAAACCCACTTAAGTTACAAACCTCACCATTATTTCCATTCTTAATAACACCGTGCAAGTGTCTTAGTTCACCTTTCCACTCAACTTTTAATGCTCTAGCATCTGTTTCAGTTTCCCAACTATTTGTTAAAGTTGGACTTAAAACTTCATTATTTTTAACTAGGCATTTTGCAAAGTTACTGTTAATAATCAGTCTCCAAATACTACTTTGCTCTACTATTTCTTCTAAACCATTAGGAAGTGCCATTTAGTTCTCCTTAATTAGAAGCTGTTTCAGCTGTTTGAACGTAAACTTGTGTGTCTTCTTTAGGTTTGATATAGCCTAAATTATTGTCCATATACACTACTTGAGAGTATAACACTAAAAAACCTCTATGTTTATCTGCTTCAGCTTCTATTTCAGAAACAAACAATTCTGTATCAGTTTGATTTTGTAATAAGTTTGCTCCCTCTAGTTTGTATAAAGTTCCACCTTCTAAGATTAAAGTTTGGTCTTCCGTAATTGTGATTGTTTCAGCCATTTATTTTTCCTTTTTTGTTTGTTGTTTCGTTCTTATTTGAATTAAACCTCAATAGGGGTTCTTGTTAATATATTAGTAACAGGATTAATTACGCCTATAAATACTGCATTTGCTACATCATTCCCCTCAAAATAGTAGTGTCCACTCTCATCATCTATTCCTAATGTAAGGTCAGTTAACTCTATTTCATTATCATCATATAGTTTGTAATTATAGTTACTAGCCTTTTCATATCTATAATCAAAGTTTCCTGCGTAGCTGTGTAAAGGTTGAAAATATACTTTACCATTTGCTTTATAGGCATATGTTTCAGGAACATATTTATACTGCATTTGAACTGTTTGAGTTACCTCTTCACTTGTTGTATAATCATTTGCTAATCTAGCTGCGTACTCTTTTGTATAGCCACCACTTAAGTTAACCTCCATTTCTTTAGTGCTATATGTTGCATATCTTATATAAGCTGTTAAACCACTTACGTTAATTCCTAAGTTATCATCACTTGCTTCTATGATGTTAGTATTTCTATAAGGAGATAATACACCCTCTATGAACCAATCCCCGTTATTACTATAAATTTTTCTAATAAAATACACAACCCCATTTAAGTACATTTGTAATCTACCTTGTTGGAACTCGCTTTCACTACAACTATATTGTAAACTACTATTAGGTTCTATGTTACTCACATCTAGTTGTATTTTAGCATTAAAGGCAGTTTGATTATGTTCTATATCAATGTTAGCTCTATCTAACTCTACTTTTTTCCATACTTTACCCTCTAATTTGTTAGCATAGTATTTCTCAATAATTTCATCATTACTTGCTAGTACATATTCATTTACAATTCCAAAAAATTTATCTGGGTTAATTCCTGCTAAACCAACATAATCAGGAAGCTGTATCATTTCCGTATCAGAAACTGGTAAAGTACTGATGCTAAAATCAACCCCACTTGGCATAGGAGTATCCTCACTAGCAAAATATAAAGAGCTGTCTAAGCCTATTGAAATAGCCGTTACATCTATATAAGGTTGCTCTTCTTTATTGCTACCAAATTCTGTAATATAATAAAAACCTTTTAAGTTTATACTCTCTAACTCTAAATAAATAATGTTAGTAATACTTAATTCTAAAGGAGTGTAAGCACTTAATTTAAATCTAACCTCTTTAATAGGTTTTGCTTTTATATTTGTAGCATATTTAGCCATAAAGTCTGCTGTTTCTTTGCTTGTTATCATAGTATAATCTAGCTCTTCAGCCTTAAATAATTGGTTGTTTTGATATAATGCAATATCTTCTTTTGTAAAACTTTCTACTTTATTCTCTTCTAAGTTAGTCCATTTTACAACAAACTTACTAGGTACATCATACCAACTACCTACTTTTAATACTACATCATCAACTACATCATCATCTAAGACAGGTATCTCTAAATCATTTAATTCTTCTTCTGAAATATCATCTGGTATATGTCTTTGCAAGCTTATTTTTAATTTTCCTGTTTGGTAGTCATAATATAAATCTCCAAAGATAGGCTTTAAAAGGTACTTAATCCACTGCTCTACACTTTTAGCTTCATCTATTAAAACACTATAAGTAATTCTTTCCACATAACACAATAAAGCCGCATACCTAAAACTACTTAAATCTAAATTATCAACAGGGATTTGTAAATGTTCTAACAAAATATCAACTAAAATAACAATAGGGTTCATATCTTTCCAGCTTCTCCATATCATTCTATGGGCTGTTACAACTTCTGGAGCAGCACTTATATTATTCATAGGGTAGACTTTTATTTCACCATCTTTATCCTGTAATACTGTATAAGTATCCTCTCCAGCATCATTTTGAGCTGTCCCAACCTTTCCAAAAATAAAGTCATCTACGTCATTATCATAGTATGTTAAAACCTCACCTTTCCCTATGTCCATATTACTTAATCTTAGTTTAGTGGCTGGAATAGTAGTTGCATTTTCTCCTATGTAAGCTCCAAAAGGTCTGTATTCGTAATCTAAAGGCTCTGCTTCGTGAAACCACGCTTTAACAATACCTCTTGCATCATAGAAACCATTTACACATAGGCTAATATCACTAGCAGCAGGTGCATAAGCCCCTAAGACTTTTATCTTGCTTACGCCTGAAAAATTATGTGGAACATCTCCTTCTGGTGGTTTTCCTGTTTTACCTTTAAATTCATAAGTTTCAGCTCCACTAATATCTCCATCATTTACCCAATCAGCCCATACAATTTTATCTTTATATTTATAACCTGAAACACTATCAGCCTTTTGGCAGTACCCTATTACCCATTCTACTAAGGTACTGTAACTGACTGTTGTACAATGCTGTCCCATTTCTTTCCTTTTTTGTTTAGGTTTTCGCTATTCTACTTTTTAATTAAATTCTGAAACAGGACTGAATAGGGTTCCGTGTCAGACTCCGTGTCAGAAACTGAAACAGGACTGAATAGGGTTCCGTGTCAGACTCCGTGTCAGAAACTGAAACAGGACTGAATAGGGTTCCGTGTCAGATTCCGTGTCAGAAACTGAAACAGGACTGAATAGGACTGAATTTGTAAAAGTTATAGGTTTTATTTTTATTTAAGGTTTGTTGTGTTATACTTCTAATATACAAACAAAAAGGAGATAAAATGTTTAGTAAAATACAAATAACAGCTTTTACAGGACTTGAAGAGGGCGACAACAAACAGCTTATTCAGGGCTTGTTAAGCTTTAACGAAGATTTATTTCAGGGACAACTATTTGAGGGTGGTTTTGACCTTGAGATGGTTATTAAAAGAGACCAAATACTAGAGATAACTTCAATTTTAAATTCTTTAGTGGGGTCATTCAATTTAGAAGTAGAGGTGTTATAATGACAAAGGATTTTATAAAAGTAAATGTAGGTTATGTTTTTTTAATGGCGGCTATTTGGGGTGCGGCCTCTTATTTTGTTATGGTGGCTATTGAGGAAAACCCTATAAACACTAATAAATACTTAATGTGTGAGGATAATAATAGTAAAGTTGCTTCTAACAATTATGGAATAGGAGCTGATAAGGTATTATTATATACTGATTTAGGTGTGTTAGAATACAAAAAAGAAAATTGTAAATTTGTAAAAGGAGAGTAAATGAAGTACCAAATAGAAAGAATGTTTGAGTTAGTTGATTTTCCTATCAAGACCTTTAAAAGTCTTGAAATGGATTTATTTGAGTTAAAACTTAATAAGTTTAAAGTTTTAGCTTGGGCTAATGTTTACTTAAAAAGAGTTGAAGAAGCTTTACAAGCTCTTCATTCAAAACAGTATATTGATTATTTCCACCAAAAAGATTTATTTTTACTTTTAGTGGAGTTAGTATTACAAAAACAGTTAAGTGGCTTTGAGAGAGATTTGTACTCAAGACTATTTCAAAAGAGTTATTTAGATTTATATGAAAATTATGAGGGAGGACAACCTGTTTCAGATGATGAATGGGAAGCCTTAGAAGATGTTTTTGAAGAACATATTGAAATGACTAATAAGCTTTTAAAGGAACTAGCAAATGAATAGATACAATCTAACAGGCTGGGTAAACTTAAAAGATAAGTGGCTTGATAGTACCTTACACAGCCCTGTTAAGGTGTCTATTTGGTTTGAGAATGGTGAACCTACCTCTAAAATACAAGAGGGGTGGGTTGAAAATAATGTTGCTACTGGTTGGCACACTAATAAAAAAGTTGATACAAAAACTATTATTTTAAAATAAATATAACAGAAATACCAATGGTCTTTAGCCGTTGGGTACTTTACAAATTATGGTACAGTAAATGAAAAGGACTAAAAATGAAAATTTATTCAATAGAAAAATTTGGGTATGACAATATGGGCTGTTACGGTTCTGATACGGTTCTTGTAACAGAAGACTATAAAAGAGTGACTGATTATATTTTAGATGAGTCTTTTCCTGATAGATTATTAATTAAAGTTTGGGAAAATGGTAAAGTAGCTAAAGAGTTTTCAGTTTCAGCTATGCATAATAACAATAATAATAAAGGAGATGAAAATGAAGAAGTTTAAAGAATACTTAAAAGTTATTGGTATTTATAGTTTAATCACTGTTGTAGCCATAGTATCATCAATCTTTTTTAGTGTAGTTTTGTGGTTTGTGTTTGGTCTGTATGATATTTCAGACTTATTAGCTTTATTTGAATAAAAAGTAAAGGAGAAATAATGAGTACAATTAAAAAAGAGTTATACAACAAGCTGTGTCCTGTTTGTGGAACTGAATTATTAGATTCACATTTTAGAGGTTTCAAATACTGTTCTAAGTGTGATAAAAGATATAGAAATAAGAAGCTTACACAAGATGAGTTTATGAAGCTGAACCAACACTTAGTAAGTAGCCGTTTAGTTACCGAACAAGAGTTAAAAGATTTGTACTACACTTCTATTTACTAGTCTAACCTATTTTTTAGTCAGTAAAGTGCTTGAAGTTTACAAAGCTTTAGTCAACTTGCTGACTGACTTTCTTGCCTTTCATTATTATTTTTGATATACTAACTCAAAAATTGAAAGGCAATGTTTATGAATACTAACAAAACAAAAGAAACAAATAAAGAAACATCTAGTAATCCAAAGGCTGAAACATCTAGTAATCCACAACCAAAAGAGAAAAGAAAGCCTCCTAAGGTTTACAACAAACTAACAGCACAGGAATTACACAACGCTGTGTCAGATGCTGAACTAGAGAACTTGTTAGTGTTTTTTATTAAGACACTTTATTGATGCTGTGTAGGTACTGGAAAAGAGCTGTGTCAGATGCTGGGAAAGAGCTGTGTCAGTGCTGTGTAGGTACTGGAAAAGAGCTGTGTCAGATGCTGGGAAAGAGCTGAAAAAGTTTCCTTTTTAAAAGGAAACTCTGTAATATTTAGCCAGAATTATCGCAAATAAGGGGTTCAGGGTACATTTTAAGTGTCAAGTGTTACTCTACACTTTACACTACCTAACTCTAAAAACCTTTTTTTATCCAAAATAGCCGTAAAACCTCTTGTTTTAACAATGGGGAGTGTGTCAATTTAGCATTTAATACTTAATGCTTGTTGGATACAGTACATTACAATAAATGTATTCTCTTCTTCTTTATACTTAAAAATAATATACTTACACAATTTTTCAGGTTGTACTTCCTTAACTCTAACAAATTTCTCTATTATTTCTTCTCTTTCTTTAATAGGAGAAAAATACTCATAGTTAATAGTAATACCTAATCCGTTGATAAAGTCTAACAGCTGATACAGGTCCTGTTTAAGTCCTATTACATAAGTTTTATTTTTTCTATTTACACTATAACTTCTTTGTAGGAATGGAGCAGTAAATGGGTATTTTACTTTTATAGTTGCTTCTTTCCATGCCCCTTGTAGGTATGTTACTTGCTTATTGTTTAGAACTACAACATCAAATTCTTCTTGTGCTTTCATTAATTTTCCTTTTACATTTTTGTGTGTTTCGCTGTTTGTGTATTTTTTACTTTTTTGGGTTCAGTCCTGTGTTAGCTCTGGAACAGGGTGGATTAAGGTAAGTTAGGCTATAATACAAAAGTAATAACAAAAAATAAAGGAGTTGTAAATGAGCCAAAAAAGATTTTATTTGGTTATGGTGTTGGTTATTTTAGGGCTAGTTTATATTATTAGCCAAAATTCATATTCTCATAGTAAGCTTAACAACAATCAGAATAAGAATTGGAAAGAGTATCATAACAAAGAGCTTAATAAGGAGCTTGAAAGGTATTCTTTCTCAATACCAGAAAAAAATACTGAAAAAGAGCTTATACAAAACCTAAACAGACTTTGTGACAGTGTTGGACACGAAGTTGGACACGAAGTTGGACACGAAGTTGAATAGATGCTGTGTCAGTTTTTGGATAAGCTTAAGAATAAGTTAAGAGACTAAGTGTCCTTAACTATTTTTTGTAAGATATTCACATAAGTATTGTTTTGGTTTGTACCTAACTCTTTTTTCTCTTTCTCTTTTTGAAGCCCGTCTAACTCTCTAATTAAATCAACAACATCTTTTTTAGTCAAGTCAGCATAACTTAAACCTTGCTCTAATGTTTCCTCTACTTTAGCATTTACAATAAGATTTAACAGCCTTATTCGGTTCTGTTTCATAGCATATTGAGTTACTTCTACAATCTCATTTACATAATTTCTAATATAGGGGCGTGATAAGACTGTTTTAATGTATTTAGTTGTTAAAGCTAAATCCATAGCTATTTGGGCTTCTGTTTTACCCTCTATGTACATATCAACTATTTGGTACTCTTCAAAACTTAAAGGTTTTTTTGGTGTCACTCCCATAACAGCTTTGTCAGTCACTTGTTCTATTATTGCGTTAGATTCTGATTCAGCTTCTGAAAAAGACTTCGTGTCAGCTTCTGAAAAAGAGTCTGATTCAGTTTTAGTAACAGATTGCATAGTAGCCTCACCAGCTAGTTCTAGCATACTTTTTTCTTCGGGGGTGGGTTCTATTACTTTTAAAGGTGTTTCAAGTTGGTCTAGTTTTTGTTCTAATGTTTGTTGTGTCATAACTTGTGCAGACTCTGTGTCAGCTTCGCTAGACTCCGTGTCAACCTCTGAACCAGTATTTGAAAGATTCTGTGACAGTTCTGTGTCAGTATATGTGTCAACCTCTGAACCAGTATTTGAAAGATTCTGTGACAGTTCTGTGTCAGACTCCATGTCATTACTTGAAACAGTTCCGTGCAAGTCCTGTGTTAGATTCTGCACAAGTTCTGACACATCTTCACCTTGTAAGATGTCAGAAAAGATATCTAAATCAGCATTTTGTTTAGGTAATTTATTTTTAGCCATGTAATTTCCTTTTTAGGTTTTAGTGTGTTTCGCTTTTATTTACTTTTTTGTTATAGCTGTGTCAGCGCTGGTGCGGGATTGCAACGGGACTGAATCATAACTGTAACGGAACTGTGTCAGTTCTGGTGAAGTGCTGTGACGTGGCTGATAAGATACTTGTGGTAGCTTTGCTAGACTCCGTGTCAGGTGCTGTTAAAGTGTTGTGCCAATTAGGAATAAGAAATCGATTTTTTCTATTTTTTAGAATGTATCTATATTTGTAGTATTTATGAACATATGACCAAAAAGTTATTCTTATCTATTTTGACTTTATGTTTGGCTAGATACTTGTGGTAGCTTTGCTAGATACTTTGTCGGCAATGAATCGATTTTTTTTGCTTTGTTGGTTCAAGGCTGGGTAGGTGCTGGATAGGTGCTGGATAGGTGCTGGGTAGGTGCTGTGTTGATGCTGGGTAGGTGCTGTGTTGATGCTGGATAGGTGCTGTGTTGATGCTGGGTAGGTGCTGGATAGGTGCTGTGTTGATGCTGGTTCAATACGGGTGAGGTGCTGTGTTGATGCTGGATAGGTGCTGTCTCAATACGGGTGAGGTGCTGGATAGGTGCTGTGTTGATGCTGGATAGGTGCTGGATAGGTGCTGTGTTGATGCTGGGTAGGTGCTGGTTCAGTGCTGTGTTGATGCTGGATAGGTGCTGGATAGGTGCTGGGTAGGTGCTGGTTCAATACGGGTGAGGTGCTGTGTTGATGCTGGTTCAGTGCTGTGTTGATGCTGGATAGGT